TTCGATAATATTTCCATCTTAATCAACAAATCCGCAAACATGCAGGAACTCTGCCAATGTGTCAGATATCCCCTCCATCTCAGGAACACCATCTTCTTCGATATTGGAAATAACCATTTGGGTTATCTGACGAGTCGACACTTCAGGAGTAATTTTCAACTCGAGTTCTGCAGCTATCTGCAGCAATTCGTCTTTCTTGAATTGACTGTAGATTTCTTTCAGATTAGCAAGATCTTTAGCCATTCAACACCTCTGCATAGGCTTGTTTAATTTCACGAAACGCAGCCTTGACCTCCCTTTCCTCCATACACAGAGCATCCGCAACATGCCATGGCTTTAATTTCACGTTCGCAGATTTGAATATTACTGCTGAACGTTGGCACGATAGGTGCATCACTGCCGCCAGTTGCTTATTTCCATAAACAATAGCATCGAATACCTTTACAGTATTCGGGGACAATAACGCACGAGTTGCGGCAACACGCTCTTTGGAATCATAGAGATATGACGAATCAGGATTGCCTTCTATCAATTCTTCTACTGGAGTGCCTTCGTCGGTATTAGTTTGAACCAATTGGCTGATATGAGACACATCCCCACCACCGACTTCCATTTCCAAGGATATGATTTCAACCTCAGCACGCCGATGAGTACGATAATATCTATACCGCAACTCAGCAATCCGATTATCCATCATTCTACGGAGTATTGCCTTGAGTTCACCCATCGGACGATTGCCATAGGCTTGTATCCCCTTCACAAACTCAAGATTCAACTCCGCAATCAATTCGTCATACTCCATCAGGATTTGATAAGAGCCAGCATAACGACTTGCAAGATATCTTATAAACTTTGCAATCTCGTCATACACAGCTTCACTATTCTCTAATTCACTAAACTTGGAAACTCGTGGTTTTCGTGGCATTTCAATCCCCTATCCTCGATGCGTGTTTGCCACAAGGATTCCGATATCGCACTTATCGGGTTGAATGATATGGCAAAACGATTTTTTCGGATCAAGCCATACTTTCTTGCCTTCATCTCCGGCAGCAGTCGATGCAAACAACCGTGCTTGATGAGGAGTGTTAGCAACCACTACACAGGCTCTCATGTAATCTGATGCAGTATTTACAGGAGTGCCCTCATACATACCGATTTTGTACAGTTTCTTAGACATCTTATGCCTCCAAGACCCAAATTAGCTCTGACAAAGTACGAGTCAGCGCAACATATTCAATATTGCGTTCTTGTTCCTTCTCCCATTCCTTCTTCGCCATCGGGTGAGGAAGGAGTTCTGGGTGAAGGATAAACACACGCTCTGATTCAAGACCTTTCGCACGATGAATTGTTGAAAACACTACTCCTTCAACCTTATCAGAGAAGATAGTGGAAATCCTCTCTTCCAATTCGCTAATAGCATAGACGCCATCGGACAAGGCTATGATTGTCTCAACCTTATCCTTCAAGGCTTGCGCTGCCGAGTTCTTGTCTGCAGCAATCAGTTTGGAATATTCTTTGTTCTGATATTCCCCAAGTTTGCGAATCAGGTCGGTCAAGTCTTTAGCTTTCATCTTCTTGATGAGCGACGTCAGACCTTTTCCAATATCCCGCCCACGGATCGTCGCCTTGATGCCATTGCGGATAAGCGCAAACACAGGCGCAACCAGGGGAGCATTTGTGCGGCACAATACCATATCACCAGCCTTGTACATCACGATTGCTTGCTGATCGGTAGTATAGGTGATAGAACCTGCCTTACCAGTCCCCTCGAGAGGAATGTTTGGAAACTTCTCCCGCACCAAATCTACCACACACTGAGGATTGCGATAAGTGATACTGAGCGGTAACACTTCAGCACCAAGATCGTTGATCAGGTTTGGAATTGCATTCGCATCAGCACCACGGAAACCATACATAGACTGATAGCGATCGCCGACGGCAATGATATGACCAGTCGGGCTGACAGAGGCAAGCGCGATAGCCATCTGATTACGATTAGTATCTTGCGCCTCGTCAACATAGACATAGTCGTACTTTTCCAACTGAACATTGTGAACGATCGGCAACCAGCACATATCATCGTAATCGATAACCTTTGTGGTTGCCGCACACCGCGATATCACCTGAGCAACCGTGGCGAAAACGATCTCGGCATCGCCGTTCAATTCTATACCGTAATATCCAGCAATATCCAACAGCTCCTCTGGGGACGTCCCAGTAAGGTTTGCCTTGACCAGCGATACAATTTGCCGTATCGTTCCGAAAAGATACTTGTAGACGTCCCTGTTAAGGATATTTTCAATAATGTGGTCGACCTTGTCTTCATCGACCACAATATCACCACCCCATACTTTACGACACCCAGCAAACGCAAGCGAGTGATAGGTGCAAACTTTCACCCACTCTGGAACTTTCTCCTTGATTGAGGGAATATTGTGGCGATTGAACGCAAGCACGACAATTTTCTTTTCGCGAGGAAGAAGTTTCGTAGACTGTGCGATGGTGGTAGTTTTGCCTGTGCCGGCAAGTGCCTCAACCACCAAATGACAACTATCCGCAAGTTTGGGAATCTTGTTGAAGATAGCTATCTGCAAATGCGACCATTTGTGTTCGGTGCTCGTAACAACTTGCTCGACGGTAACGGTCTTGTTCCAGTCAATATCACGAGTACCATTGCACGCAGGAAACATGCGGCAACCGTAGAATTGTTTACCGTCGCTCTTGCGTGTACGCACAGCCATCATGCCGCCACATTTCGGACAAGACGGCATACTGACTTTTGCAGCAGTCTCTTCAACCTTTTGTTTCTGTTTCGAGTGAACAGCTTTCCCAAGAGCAACCACAGCATTGATTGCCGCATCCAGGCGACGTTCCCAACCAGGCAATCGCGTCACCCAACGTTGCGTTTTCTTGGCAACAGGCTTGAGTTTCTCGTCAGTCAGCCACAAGCGAATAGAATTGTCGCCTGTCCCTGCGGCAAACCCATCAGAAAGGACAGACGAATTGATTTGGAGGAATACATGATCAGCGAGTTGAGAAACGTATCGGTACTCCCCACTCACGATACCAGCACAAGACCATGAAAGATCCGTGCCAAGGATGCTATCATCTAGCACCTTTTCAAACTCTGCCTTCGAAAATCGTACTGTACTCATCGTTTTGTGCCTCCTGCAGCACTGAACAAATTATACTACAAAATTGTTCTCGATGAAAGGAATTTCTGATGATCTGTCTGAGGAAGATGAAGATGTGCCCTCAATTTCTGAAGGCACACCTCACCATTGTCATGAATGAAGATTTCTTTTCCATTCACAACACCACGCAAACACCAGTGATTTGTGTAGATAATACCTCCACACGCTGCACATCGGGTTGATAATCTAACAACTTTCGGTCGTAATCTCGGCTCTTCCATCATTCCTCACATATTCACAGCAACAAACTCGGACAGGATATTGCGCAGGATACCAGCGATATTGTCTTTGTCGACTTTCACCATGAAACAGCGTTTTGGCAACGTGCTACCCAACCACTCTGTCTCAGACATGAAATTCAACATGACAGTCTGAAGATTCCCATTGCGCCGTTCCTGAACCACATCAGCCGCACGAATATCATTCTTGTGCTCAGCAACGTAGTCTGTGATGACGATATCCAAACGCACAGCTTTCGGATCGCTATTTTCCGATTCCCACTTCGCAATAGCCTCAAACAGCGGAGTGAAATAAGTTTCCGTTCCATCGAACTCGCCAACACGTGACCAGTTCTCAATCACAGAAGGAAGATAACTGCGAAACTGCCCGAAATCGATTTCTGGATTAGCAGGGTTTTCCTCCGCTCTCGGCTCGCGCAACGTCTGAACACCCATACCACGCCCACGTTCGCCATACAAATCTTTGGAAAACGTGAAGAATGCCACATACAAATCTTCAGGATATTGCGCTTTCAACTGCCGGAGGGTCAACCCAAGGTCACGAAACGCAGTCGCGGCAACTTTGTGAATACCGTTATAGTACATCGAATTAGACAGGTCAAGCGACAAAGTGACTTGCAACTTCACACCAGTCGCTTTCTGAGTATCGTATCCAAATCCGTCACCGCTCGTGTACACATCAACAGCGTCTTCAATCCATTCGCCAGAACTTCCAACAGCATCGGCATTGACAAACGTCTGATTGAGTTCACTTGACAGCATACCAGCAGTATAGTCTACCGTCTCGTGAATTGCCTCCCAATCCTCGCGCTCAATCCGAGCAGCCTCAGCCTTACGCTGCATCTCGTACGCTGCCCAGCGACCTTGCATTTCCTCGGCATGCGCATGCATCTCGCGTTCTTTGCGCTCTTTTTCACGCTCATACGCAGCAAGCATACAAGCATGAAATTCGCACCACTTCTTCTCATCAAGATGCTTGATAACCAAACGATGCGCACGAGTATCGCCACCATCGTACCAGCCGGGAGTCCGAAAGAACGCTATGTCCATCAACCCATAGCGCAACACGCTGTATTTCAACAACTGATAGTACACATCATCAGTCTGAGACATCAGCCAGCTGTACTTCTCGTCAGCTGTCTCATTTCTGAGGAAATTGCGCTCAAACCACTCCCACAAACGCTCTGACTGACCGCGACCCTCGTCGTCATACACACGAGATTGCGAGGAACGACCGTAACTCCCACCACGATAATTTGAAGCAACAGGTCTTACATCACCACGAGCCATCACATCCTCCTAGAGATTATTCAAAATCTGACGAGCGGTCTGAGCCTCGACAGGGCTGTCGATAGCCGAGATAACCGCAAGGTTGATTGCCTCTGTTGTAGAGGACACGATATCAGTCTTCATGAGCGCAACGGCATCCATCAAACGTCGAGACGTGATTTGATAACGGATTTGACCGCGCTCGTTGGATTTCCACAGCAGCATTCCAAACTTCACAATCTCATCAACCCAAGACATATCAGCCGGAGCACCGTGCGCAACCAGAATATTCTTCATCTGAGTTTCGGTGAAGAACGGCACCTGGATGGAAAAGAATCTGTCTTTGAAACTCTGCGGCAAAGGCTTGGTTCCAACCAGACCAGGATTGTACGACACGAACAGGCGAAAGTCAGGATGAACAGGGTATGCCTTACCAGCGATGTTGATAACGTATGGAGCCGCCATCTGACTGTTCATGAAAAGCAAAGCATCGGCATCCGCAGCGTTCACCTCTGTCACCAATGCCCACCAGCCGTTCACGACTGCAGCCGCATACTCGGCAACCTCAAAGAAGGAGCGACCGTTGGCAATCTGCAATGTCCCAACCAAATCCTTGCGACGAAAACCAGCGTCACCGCTCACAGTCACAAGGATTTTTCCTTCTTGCGCAGCGAGTTCCTGAACAGCGGTATCTTTCCCAACACCAGGCGAACCTGCCAAGGCAATATGACGACCGTTATCAACCATCGCAGCCATCATGTCAAACCACGCAGGTTTGCGAAACACATCGCCAAGGCTATCTACCATCGGGGGAGCCTGTGGCCATTTCACATCAGAAATCTCAGGTGCAATGGTCTGCGCTCCGATTACCTCCGGAGCGTAGTTTACCACGTCTACACCAACAGCGACAGGTGTGACAGGCGTCAGGTCAACATACGACATCTTGATGTCTTTTGTGCCACGCTTGTTGACGACACGAACATTGTCAAACAAATCGTTGCACAACTTCAGAAGGAACGGGGAACGTGCCTTCCCACCAACCTCAACGAGTTCTTCGACAGTGATTGGCTCACCGCCGACAGACGCTCGCATCATCTTGTCAAGCTCAGAATTGCGCTTGACCCTCAAGGTAAATTGCTCACGTTCATTGATTTGGGTAGTCATTGAGCCTCCTGCAGCTCGGTCTAAATGTCTCAGACTCCGTCATTACGACTGGCGTCGTACAAGGACTATTATACCGTGTTTTGTGCAAAAGTAAAGCACCAGTTTTGTGTAACCTTTCTATTTTGAAAGGTCATTTATCTAACAGCAAGGAAAGTTTAGCTTTCAAATCATACTGAACTGAAACAAACTCATTGTTATCGTCTGCTGGATCTCCCACCAAATATTTCCACACAACAACGTTCTTGCCTCTTGCATACAACACATCAAGCAATTTGCTCATTGAAGCAAATGCACCGTCTTCAAGCGCAATAACAAATTTACTGACATTAGACCTAAGTATGCGCTCTATCTTCTCGTCTGTCGGTTCTTTTCCAATAAGTGCAATAGCATTGTCGCCTATTGCCATAGCACTGAATGCTCCCTCACAAATAACAACTTCATCATACATTTCCAACGCACCAGCATTGAATAGTATGTTGCGTGCCGGCACTTTCGGATTCATATACTTTGGTTTCAACCATTTATAAATCGAACGACCTTGCCAATATCCCTGTTCGATTGGTATTATAACACGATATCCAATACTTTCAGCTATGCCTATCCCATATCTTCTATATACTGAGATAGGAAAGTGCCGATGCTTCATATATCTGCGTGCTGCTAATGCAAGATGACTTTCTTTGATATTTGTTTTATGTAACAATTGGAAATCTTCTGGAAAATGACTTTCTTGAGCAATTACCGTCGGAATCACACGCTCAGTGTTTATACCATTTATAATACCGTCTCTTATCTTCGGTCTTACATATATTTCGCCAACAGCTTGCCAATACGGCAAGCCTGTGACATCCATGACAAAATGTATCCAAGATCTGCCATACCCACACCGAAAACAATGAACGACTTGTTTGTCGTCATCTATATGAATATGAAGATGATGCTTCGAATCATAACCAGCACCACGCTCTTCACAGAACGGACATGAAATTTGGATATCTGTAACAGGATTACCATAATAACTATAATCGTCAAATTGTCTGGCAACAAACTGCTCTATGTCATACATCCTTCTTGTCCTTGTTTATATCAATAAATCCAGTCGTGACAATAGCTTGTGAACCACCATAATATTTAGCTTGGATAAGTCCTTGTTTCTTTGAAGCATCGCGAACTTTTGCCATAAACAATCTGCATTGATCTATCTGTACTTCATCGTATGTCTGACATAACGCAACAATCACGTCTGCAATATTTGCTTTTCCAATGTCTTCTGCAACGTCTTGCATTGTAATTATTTCTTTAGACAATGAGTTTCTACCAGATTGTGATGCACTCCACCCTGGAACTTGATAATGCTCGCAAAGATTCCTGAACCAATCGTACAAAGCAGATAATTCAAATCGCCTATCGGCATAATCTTTTGGTGGATAAACTTTGTCTAGATAATCGTCGATTATCAAACCTAATTCAAAATCGTCTTCTGACGCCAATTGCTCTAAGTGCGATTCTATAGAGCGTGTGGAAGCAGAACCACCGATAATACGTATCTTCCCTGTAAGGAGTTTGCGTGCCGCAACAACAATTTCTTCAGCATATTCATCAAGATTATCTTCTGGTTTTGGAAATCTGAATAACATACGAGCCGCATAACGTTTTGCAGTTTGTTCAACGCTCATTTCATGTGTAAAATGAACAACGTGTTTGCCAGAACCGATTGTTGCTGCACCGTATCCAATATTGATAAGCATCATGCTCTTACCACGATTAGGAGGAGCAAGCACAATCCCTTCTTCTCCTTTATTCAATCCTCCTTCAAGAACATGATCGACATGAACCAATCCTGTACGAACTTTGTCTTCCCAATAATTGTATAACCATTTATCTATATCACGAATAGGATCTAATCCTGGTGATAACAGCTCTTCACCAACCTTCAGAGCAGATTTCATGCGCTCGATAGGCTTCGCCATATTTCCAACTTTTATATCTTCTACACTTTCAAGAATAGCAATTTTTGCAGCCTGTTCTTTTGCAAACTGTATAACGACGTCTTTCACAAGATCTAAAAGATCATCTCCCTCTTCATATAATTCATACACATCTAATATGAATGTTGAATGTTTCCCGCCACAAATATGAATTGTGTCAGCAGGATCTTTTGGAGACCTGCCATAAGTTTCTCTATATTGTAATATAGCCTTCGCAAATGCTTCCTCATCATCGCTTTCAAAGTATTCTGGCTTAATTATAACATTTCCAACCCTACGCATCCAAGCATTATCAAGCATCAAGGCAAGGACTTTCATCCTCAATTCCCTTGAAAACGAATACGAATCTGTCATGACAGTGCTTCCACAATTTCAAGATAACTATCAGCAGACTTCACCTTATATTCTTTACACAATATTTCCAAAGCATCCTCGATAGGTCTGATTTTACTATTTTCATATAAGGCTATCCAACGCTTGTCTAGCAGTGGTTCTAGCTCGTCAATAGCATCGCTCATACGAATATGACTATTTCCATCCCTGTGTATGTTCTTGTCTATGTAGAAACGTGCAACTAACAACTCATTATATAACATAACTTGCCGATCTGTATCAACAACTGTTACCGTGTTTGTAGAAAGATAACGATTGTAAACTTTCAAACAATAATTTCCAAGAAACATGTTTATTGGCAAACATTTCATACCTTTGCCTTTCACAAATTTCTTTGTCAATGCAACAACACTGTTTGCATAATCCATAGAAGATATTTGCATTTCACGCAAATCGTCTTCAAACACAGAAAATTTTCCGTAATATTTCTTAGGAACATATGGTCTGTATTTATACACAGACTCGCATGCATCAACATAATGGAAAACCAGTTGAGGAATCGTAGTATCATGCAATGATTGTTTCGAAACCTTCTTTTGCATAAGTCATTGCCCTCAAATCACTGTGATTCAGCAAGTATTTATTTGTATCGTCTATGAAGTCATGCACTTGCAGCACATTTCCATTTCCCTCTTTCTTACGCAAACCTCTGCCAATACGTTGCAGCAATTTCACATACGACTTCCCACCACCTGCCAATATAACGGTATCTATACTGGAAACATCGACACCTTCATCAAATATCGGAGATGCTATGAACACCCCACTTGCTTTTTCGCGCATTGTAGTCAATATTCCCAAACGCATATCAGAAGAATTAGATCCGTGAACGAATGTAGATCCCTTGATCATATTCTGTAATATGCGACCATGCTCTAAGGTATTTACCAAAATCAATACAACTCCATCAGCCTCTTTTGCCACAGAAGCAATTATCTTATTGCGTTTGTCATTCTTTACAATCATTTCTTCATAAGCTGTTGGATATTTGTCTTCCCATACAGAGTCTTCAAAATTTTCTATCGTGTGAAGATACACTTTTGGAACAGCACTGTATCCCTCAGTTATTAGAAACTTGTTGGAAATGTCTACAACAATCCTGCCTGTAACAGCCATAAGTTTCATGTCTGACAATACATCATTCTTCAAAGGAGTACCGGAAAACCCAAACCGATAACCTCCTCTTATTTGCTTCATGATATCCATTACAGAATCACTTGATCCATGATGACACTCGTCAACCATAAGAAGATAATTATCAAGCGTGCCATCTAGACGAGAATGCAATGTTTGTAGCATAGCAACTGTCACTTGTTGTCTGTCCCAGATACCGTCACCAATTTTTCCAACCTGTATGCCTAATCTGTATTGAAATCGTTCAGCAGTCTGATGTAACAGTTCTTTTCTTGGTACAATAACAATAGTATGAGGAATGTCTAATGCCTTGATAATACCTGCCATCACTTCTGTCTTGCCAGAATTGGTTGCCATTTTTGCAACACCACGTTTGCGTTGCAATAATGTGTTTATAGCATCAATTTGGTAATCTCTAAGAACAATACCTTTCAAATCATCTGATTTTACTTCTAGTGGTTCTTTGTATTGCGACATTATCTTGTATTGTAAGTGGTAGCCTAATTCTTTTAGACGAATTGCAACAAATGGAAGCAAGCCTGTTGGAAATTTCGTAGTTGTATGCATAAGAGAGATGTAGCCATCCCAAACTCCAGACTTATATCGCTTCATAAAACGATAGCCTTCAGGACGTGCTTTACATACATCTCTAATTGCTGCAAGTGCTTTCGGCACTTTCATACAATCTACAACATATGAACTTATATCGTCTACAATTATTTCCATTTGAGTTAGATGATTACAGCCAGATTTCTCTGGCTGTAATTATTGAACGCATGAATTATGCTATTCTTTCTTTCGGTATTTCGCCGGATCGAGGACATGAGCAGCTTGGTTCAAGAAAAACACTCCGAACAGCCCTGCCGCAATTCCAAAGTATGGAGCCGCAGCCAGCAGGTATGCCTCCGGAACATATTTATTCACGGCAAATGCACCGATCGCCAAGAGCATAGAAGCCACATATTGAATAATTTTACGGGCATCAGGAGTGAGCGTTTGGAACTTAGGAATGCGCTCAGAAATCCACGACACCGCCACTGCACTTCCTCCAGCCGCCAACCATACCAGGAAATCTGTCAGGCTGAACGCCTCGAGTTGCATGATTGATACAAGAAACATTGCCAGCACTACAAAACCGATTACAAACATTTGAAGCCTCCTCTAATTTAACTAAACTTGTATCACGGCACACTCCGTGACTTCAACAACATTTGAATAACCATATCATCAGCCGCAGCATCTACAACAGCCGAATCGTAGATATGAATAACATAACCTGCAGGAAGGATTAGTTTTGGTAATGGATTTGTCAGGTACGATGTATTCCTGAACGATGTCAGGTCTGATACATTCGGTGCAAACACATAATACCGAGTGAGTGATGCAGCCTGAACAGCCCCAGCAGTGATTCGAAGAATTACATCTGCTGCATCGTCTTGAATCTCTACCATCAAGATTCTATTTCCAGCTGTTCCTGTAGATGCGTATTCTATCCAGATATTTTGGATATCCCATTCGGTATCTGCTGGAACAGTGAATGATTTATCTGAGTCGTTTGCGTTTTCCTCTGCCTGTAACGATAGAGTCCAACCCTCGTCTATAACAAGTTGTCCATCCGCATTTACCAACAGATGAAGAAACGTTCCTGAGCCATCTGCAATCGTGTTACCGTATGTCATATCATCCCTCCACTATATGCCTCGATATTGCCATATCCATTTCGGCATCTAAAATTGCCAATTGACGCCTCACAGACGCCTCTTCTGCCATATCGTAAGAACCTGCCAAGAATGCTCTAGCATCTGTTATGTTGTATTCATATACCGTAGTCATTCCCTCAGTCAGCTCAACCCATGCGGATGGTAACGATGCAGCTGGAAGATCTTCGTAATCTGCAGCCACAACCGATGGGACTTCTGTTCCTGCAAGTGCAGCGGCTGTATTTGACACAATATTGAGATAAATCAGAACCTGACGATGGTAATCTATGTTAGCAGGAATATATGGAGTCAGATCAAGCGTTCCACCAGAATACCTTGTCATAACACCATTATATACATAAACAGCCGGAGCAATTCCAACAGTCATTCCAGAATATGCGTATGTCCTAAGTGGAACTATTGCTCTAGAATATACAGAAACAGCATCTGGTGCAGGATTCAGATCTGGCCATTCGTGCGTAGTATGATGGTTTGGTAAATATGGAGATCCAGAGAAATTTGTAATTACAGAAAAGATCTCCCAATCCATTCCGATTACCATTCTGCGAAATGGTGGCTTTGGCTCATAGCCTATCAATACAGGAAGTCCAGATCTATCTTGAACTGATGTATTGAATACCTGCATCAATGCACCATCTTGACCAAACTCCTTGACCCAAATATATCCTGGACGTCCTGTAACAGCAATCGATGTCGTAGATTGAACAGCTGCGGTAACTGCCTTCACAAGCTGCCTGTTGCGTTCAAACTTATCAGCTTGTTTTTGTTGAGCAATTACAATATCTCGTATCATTGGAAATCCTAATCGAAGCACACATTATAAACCCGGATAGCAGTGACGTCTATCTTATGTATAACTGACGTCATAAGCAATTGGTCTGGATTGCCGGATTTTGACCAGAAAATATTCATCATCTGAAACTCTGTTTCAAATGCACCTATCGCACCACTATAACCTTGCGTATGAAATCCAATATAATTATCTCCAATAGCTATGTCTTGCGATGCTCCTCCTCTTGCCTGGTAGCAGTAACCGACCTCGCCTATCCTAGCAGGAGGATCAGTAGAACTGCCAACGGATAATCCATCCGGAGCAGGAATGGAATACATATCAAATATTTCTCCATGATGATCTTCCACTTTCGATGTGTACATAGATGAACCATAATCCCCACTAAAATCTGCTATTGGAGAACCTCCAGACACAGGAATAAATGAAAATTTCAACGAACCAGACGCCTCATTTATGAATGGTGCCAAGGCTGAAAAATGTAGCCTTGCTATAACATAAGTCTTTTGAGAGCCATCTTCCGGTGGTGTTACACCAAGCGATTTCCAACGCATCTTGTCAATAATTTCTGTATGAGAGCATCCTGTAAATATTTCGAACTCATCCAAGCCATTGAAGAATAGTTGTGCAGGCTCAAGTTTCGTCATGTAACAATCTGTTAAAACCGCAGCAACCTGTGTAAATTCTCCACCCCTCCAACCGCAACCGTCAGTATCAGACGCCAATACAGGAAAGTTTGTAGCAACAGGAGATTTTGGTCCAGTCGCTATGTCATATGCAGAGATTACCAAACCATCTGTATCAACCCATGGAGTCCATGAAGCTCCACCATTTGTACTTTGATATTTACAACCTTCTATAAGAACAGTTGTTTTGAAGGTTGACGATCCCATTCTGATATAACTATTAAGATAATTCAAAACATATGGAACTGGATCTATACTGCTCAATGTCCCTGTAAACGCTCCAGTGAATGGACCATTTGCAGGTGCTGTTGGCTGTTCATGGCAAGTTGTTGGTAATGGTAATGGTGGCCATGGAGGAAGCTCAGGAATCGGAGGCATTGGGTAATCTACAGGATTATCCGGTGGTTCTGTGGTAGGAATCGGAGCCGCAATACCGTCAACACTAGATACTTCTGGCTCAACACCAACTTCGACTAATATTGTTCCAGCTTGTGTGCTTATCTCTGTATTTATCAAGCGTGGAACAACATTCCCTGCAAAAGACACCTCTCGCTTATTAGAATTCGCGTCAAATTGAAGATACCACCAACGCTGCGGGACAATATCCAACACACCAAGATAATTGCCAGCCAACGGAATTCTTATTTCTACAAATTCTCTGTTTGCTATCGCTATAACCTTTCCAGCATAGAAGTTTGCCTGAGCCTGATTTTCCAATACCAAACGCTCAAATGTGGTTTCTGTAGACCCAAAATTATCCGGAATCTCACCAGGAGCCTGAGCAATGATCGGCGTGTTAGTTGAACCATCATATGACGTTCCAGATATCAGAACGTAAGATACTCTGTTATGAGGATCACGGACAATATCTAAGTCTGTTGGACCACGCCTATCCGCATTATCCATGATCAAGTCCACACCTTTTGCGGCACTCTCGGCAACTGTTAGAACGTTTATATCTCTATCCAAATAAACTTTTCCAACCCTGGATGAACATAAATGAGAAAAGTTTCCGTGTTGATAAGTAAACACGTCTATCATCTTATACAACGTGCCGTTTGTAAAATCATCGAGGGCATAGATAAGGTTATCGTCCTCATCCATGAATACATCACAAATATCCAACATCGTTGAATGCCAACGCAATAAATGATGAACAGCTCTGCGCATGGTCAAATTAGCCATCTCATACCATGTAGATGGAGTAGAATCGTTTTCAATCGAGACGCTCCGCATTGCTGTCTTATCCAACAAATAGTTTATCGTCTCTAAATTGAATGTAACATAACCGACGTCAAGCTCTTTGGTAATCTTCTCGTCAGCTATATATCCTACAAATAATGTATTATCTCCTCCAACATAATACTCTGATCCACCAAAGTATGTTTCGTACCATAATACAACAAGTGCTCCATCAGGAATATCAGACACAGGTGCATCAGCTCGCATTTTCACACTTGCTGTCCAACCACCCCTCGACCAATCTCCAGAAAGTCCTGCATCAAATTCAAGTCCAGTATGAGGAGCATATGCACCCGTTCTTTGATGCACAAATAATACACGCCTCGTCGATTGCAATTTTCCATTACTGTCTGTCACTGTCAACTTCAACCAATATTGCCCAGGCAGTGTAAAATTGATAGTTGTTACTGCAGCAGCAGGATTGACTATCGAACCTCCATCACATTCCCAAAGATAGGACGATATCGTTGCCCCAGCTGCAATAGCATAGGAATCTGATGCATCAAGATCGAACGATACATATGGACCATCGATAAACTTTGCACGATGAGATCCTGCGATTGCAACAGGAGATTGATACAAATTATCATTAGTATAGGCTATGTCATAATCTTTGTAGAAAACATAAGTCGTAGGATCTATATACTGAAATATGCTCCACAATTCCCAATTTTTGTATACCGTTATATACTGCCCTGCAACCCACGTGATGCTATTTTCATCTAATGTAAGAATTTGCCCAGCACGTGACCTGAATCGTCTTTTGGAAATACTGTTATCACCACAAGACGTCCCAACAAACACAGTCATTCCAGATTCTATGTCTGTAATATCTCCTGAAACATCAACGACTGTTATAGCACGTGCTCCAAACGCAGGAGATCCAGACACAGTCCCGCAATATACAACCGTCGGCTTCAGAACTGACATGTATATTTTGGAAATATGAGGATGACCATCCCTCAAAGCATTGATATCAGCAAGAGATACTGTCATAGATACCCAGTCAGCTCAACCATGTACACAAATTGAACTTTCACAGTTTGAATAGCATACGGAGATTTTGCTACAAAAACACCTTCTTCACCTGTTATAACAGGCTTCCACATAATAGCAGAAAACAATCCAAAAGATGCTTCCGGATTTGGAAATGTTGCATCTCGCTTATCTGTAACAATATAAACATTCGCAGATTCTTCACCTGCAAGAAGGTCTATCAATTTATACAAACGTGCTAACGAGATTATGTCCCATGTCCATTCACACGATGCAAACCCATCACCAACACGATGGAAATCCGACCTTACATAATATATCCCAGATGGTTTATATACAATCTGATCTGGTGGAGGAACTCCAAGATTCCTCAAAGTCGTCATCTCTGTCGGAGACAATCCAATCTGATAGCCTATGTCTTCACAATAAGACATTATCCTTTATTCCTTTCTATCTCGTACAATGTCCTTGCTACCACTCTTTGGATATATGGATCTAAACCACTACCTTCGACAGTGATTGAAATCTCTTTACGGTCTGTAGATTTTCGCGAACTGACTGCAGGAACACGCGAAATATTTCCAATTTCTTTGAATCTTTTTGCAGCATCAGCAAGCATTTGTGAAACCTGCCCACCCTGTCCAACAACTTTTGTAGAACTTGTCCCACCAGGTACAGAATTTGTCTGAAATCCAAGACCGCCAGGACTTCCAGCAGGGTTATATTGCTGAACAGTCCCACCTGGAACTATGATTCTGTTCATGTATGTCATATATGTTGTTGCCATATTTAAAAGATTTCCAAAATAATTGCTCCATTGTGTCGTAAGGATATTCAGCCCAGACTGTGTCATACCACTCATACCTTGAATTTGCCGTAACAAGTCTGCAAGTTGACGAGCATATTTACGACGTCTGTCCTCTTCTTCCCATCTATCATGCAGTTGTTGTAATTGACGATTACGTTGTCTGCTTCGCTCGCGAACTTCTGCCTCGCGAACTTCTTGACGAGCAAGATCTTGTAATGCTTTGCGACGTCTGGCTTCTATTTGTCTCAATTCCAACTGATACTGACGATCTGAATCTTGTCGCTGATCTTGTGCAGCAATACGAGCATCTTCTACTTCTTGACGATTACGCCTCATCAACTGCAATAATCCAACAGCGTCACGAGCACGTGCAAGCTCAGAAGCCTCAAACTCGAATCGTCTACGAATATCTCGTAACTGCCTCTGAAGATTTATTTCTATATTTATACGTTCTTGAGAATGACGTTCCATTGCTTCTTGCTGAGATTGTGCAGCGTTTTCCATTATTGCCGCAACTCGCTCTGCGTGCTGCCGTGCTAGATCTTCCAACTCCCATGCTTCGCGCATCGCTGTTTCTTGCGCTTCTCGTGCTGCCTTTATAGCCAATTCTGCAGCTTCTTCTTCCATCTTTTTTGCAAATTCTGCCAATAAATTATTTGCTTGGATAGTGGCTTCTGCTAATGCTTCTGTAGCTTTCGCCATTTTGTCTATTCCAGAAGATGCATCGTCTGCAGCGTCTCCGACCTCTTCTACAACACCAACAAACTTACCTGCCTCCAATGCAGCATTTCCAAACGCATCTTTTGCACGCTCTGGTGTAGAAAGAAATCTTTCTGCAGCTTCATACATAATGTCATTGGCTTTGTCAAAATCGCCAGACAATGCTGCAGCCGCTGCACGCCCAACAGATATAACAGAATCAACTGCCTCTCCAACAAATACACCAATATACGCTATCGACCCTGCAGCCAGTGCTACAACCTGTCCGAAATAAACACCGAGTTTAGCTTTACGCTTCTCTAACTCACTATCAGAAATATCTGGTATTATATTTCCACCACTGTTTGCAATTGCTTGAGCAATCTTTCCAGAAATATCGACTATATATCCAGGAATGCTAGATATAACACCTATCAATTGCTCGAATAATTTTATTGCTCCTTCAACAACAGTCTTTGCAGCAGCTCCAAAAGTTTCAAGTGATTCCTTGTTTTCCTCTATCCACTTCTTCATTTCCTCTAATTTCTTTATAATAAAATCTACACCAGCACCAAATGCTGGAAGGAATGTCGTTCCAAACAAAACTTTGAAATCCTCTTTATACCGCTCAAGCGATCCTAATTTCTTTCCAACAGTTCCCATTGCAGCTTCATAAGCACCTGCAATTGTTTTACCTTTTTCCAAAACTGCATTCAATGCTATCTGCTTTTTCGTAGCATAATCTATGCTTGCCGCTGCAATATTGTTCTTGCGTGCATATTCTTCAACTTCTTTTTGAAGATTGACTTCCAAATTCAAACTACGCAATATTTCAGGCTGTAATGTTGTAATGCCTCGCAACACACGTTGGAATGTTTCTGACGAGTTTAATCCAGCCAACACAGCAGCATCTTGAGAAACTCGTGCCAATTTTGCGGCATCGGCAAGATCGAGATCTGCTTGTATCATAGATACAAGACCTTGCTTAGATTCAAGAATGGAAATACCTGTCTTTTTCAGACCTTCTTCATAACCTTTTAATTCTTCTTTCGAGTATCCAGCATTTTGCCCAACAATCTCTAGCGACACGCCAAGTGTTTCATTGCGTGCTGCCAACAGTGTAGATTCTTTTACAAGATTTTGCATTGCCGCAGCAGCATTTCCAACAGAATCAAGAAGTTTTGTGCCTATCATTGCAGCAACACCACCAACAGCACCAGCAACAGCAGAAAGACCTAAAACAGATTTGCCAGACATAGAATCAATTCCAGCAAATCCTTGTTTCATTTTATTATCCAAACCATTCAGACGAGTATTGAAATCGTCGAAAAATTTGCCAGTCTGATCATCAACAGAAGCACCGAAAAGGATATCATCAGGACTGTTAGGCATATGCATCCTCTACAGCTTCTTGCGCAGCAGCAGCTTCTATAAACATTCTTGCCATTCTGGTAGCAACCATGCGCTCTCGTGTCCTCACAGGAATATCATACCAATGTTCATCTGGCACCATTCCCATTTCCATTGCTGTTTCATGCTCCCACAGTCTCAGATCGTACTCGATCCCCGACTTCGGAAGTCTGCTCAATGCCTCTGAAATTTTCTCTTTCTGCCAAGTTATGTTGAAATCCTAGCAGGGCATTTGTAATGCCCTGCATGGTCACCTCCGGAGCAACAGCACTAGCAAGTATTATTTCCATTTCATCAACAGATAAGATAACTTGTGTTTGCAAAAAGATAAGACGTCGTTTACCAGGATGTTCAGGAATAGTGAAGTTTGGAAATGCTGCTTCGACACGCTCAACCCAGTCTTTACCTTCAAGTTTGTATGGACCATCTAAGATTGATACACAATTGCTCAATAGAAACTTACGCTTTACAATCTCTCGCTCTTTTTCCAAATCGCGCCGTAATTCATTGACTTCTCGCCACCGTGCATACAACTCGAAATCTTCGTCATCTGTTGATGGTTCTTCCAAAGGAGGATTATAATCCCAATATACAACATCACCTGCTATCAGTGTAACAGCTCTTTTTGGATATTCTGGAAGAGGAAGCTGGTCGTCGATTAAATCGATGTAATAAGGAGGGAGTGGCTTCACGAATATTCGGAAACCACTCTTCAGATTATCAAACACAACACCAGCAGGATTTCTGCGTTTCTTGTCTTTAGACATAAGTTGAAAGAGGGGAGTTTCCTCCCCTCATCCTAGATACCAGTAACGTTGGATTTGGTGCGAGTGATGAATCCCATACCGCTGTGAGCCGCTCCGACCACATATACGATGTTCGGATCAACAGCTTCCAGGTCTGTCAAACCACTGTTCGTAGGGATGTTCAGATGCCACAATCGGAATGAAGCACCACCATCGGTAGACCTCAAAACTCGACCACCAGACGCTGTGTTGACAGCAATCCAGATCAGCGAATCTCCCCAACATGCAAGAGCGTCGACGCTGGTAGGAATGACTCCTTGCGCAGCGAGTACATGCCACTCGGTCGCTTCGTCATACGTGCCATAAATCTCGCCAGCATCATTTCCAAAGATCATCGTACCATCTGGAGTTACGGTCACGCTCTTTGCTGCATCGCCAGCACCAGCTGTAGGACCTGTCTTCGCTGTCCATGTGCTTCCGAAATCTTCGCTCAGATAGATCGTATTGCTTGCACCAACAACCCAGATTGTGCCAGCATGTTCACCAGACCCCAAGCCTGCAATGTCGTATAGTGCGTTCACTGCAGTCGTGAGTTTGGCAGTCCACGATGCACCAAGATTTGAGGATAGGTACACATATCCATCGTTGGTAATCGCATACAAATGCCGGCTGTCAAGCAACAACAGCTTATTGATGTACTGACCATTCACAGCACCAACGTTCACATTCACCCAAGTAGTAGTCCCGATATCCGTGACGTCAGCATACGCGATCTCGGCGGGATTTCCTGCATCAGTAGTACCACGAGCAACGATGACACGGTGATTATACTTCGTCCCGATCAGAACAACATCCGAAATATCTTCACCACCAGCAAATGGATATGCCGATGCTTCTGCCCAAGATTCGCCTTTGTCTTCCGTGAACCAAACATTTGCTTTGTTCGAAGGAGACCCAGCTGCAGCTGCCGTCACGATGTATCCGTTTTCGCCGGCATCTTCTTGTGCTTTGCAGTCTTCGAAGCATTCACTTTCCAAGAAGGCAACACCAGTGATATTCTCCGACTCTGCAATCGTGCGTGCACTCAGAAATTCTGCCATGAAATCGATCAAGATAGGACCAACTTCTGCCGACCACGGAGTGGCAATCTGGATAGGTGCTTCATCGCCTTGGATTTTGGATAACCTGTCGATCGTCATATCGCCACGATGCGAACGTTCCCAATGAAGCATGATCTCAGATGCCGTGTAGTTGTCAGCACGGTCACACGCACCAAGATGTGCCTGATAATTCACAGCACAATCTTTGAGCGCAAACATATAATTGAGTGTCGCCTTCAAGCGAGTTTCAATTTGGAATTCAGGAAGACCTGGCTCACCACGAAGGATATCCGTGATTACCGTAGTCCTCCGTTTGGTTGCAGAAGGCTCTCGCACAGGCGTCAGACCACCAACAGGATCCGTCACATTTGTCAAACCATAAGGCAGTAACAGATCATAGCCTTCAAACTTCTTACGTTGCAACCAGATTCGTCCATCACCAATCGCATATGACATATCAAACCTCCATGCTACTCTTCGCAGCTTTGTAAATTTCTATCGTAGATATTTTCCATAACTCGACCAAAGCATCCACGACAGCATTCGTGTTTCTTTTCAGATCTTCTAACGATATAACACCATGGCGATACATAACATTTTGGAAATCGCCAGCCGATATGCAAATCCCTCCAGGATATGGCACAGACCAGTCAATCCCATAAGGAGTTGCTCTAGACAAGACGGTATCCTCTAGTGTAAATTCTTCGCCAACCCGAGACGTCATAACGTCTTCTGAATCGACTATACATGCTTGGAAAACACCGTCAGAATCGGTATAAAGTATCAAAGATGATGAACCATGTTGCGATAAAAGTTTAGCTTTCATGCATACTTATCCAAGATTTGCAATCGTGTATTTCGATTTATATGTATTCCCTGTAGTTCCGTGAACAGATCGCTTTGTAGACAATATCACATTTCCTTTCTTATAATGCGACCATCCACTTGAATTGTGTGTATGAGAAAATCCTGCCTTTCTCATTATTGTATCGATTCCATCAGCAAGATCGTCTATCTTTCGCGATCCTGCATATGTTAATTTTATATACTGACCAGCACCAAAACCTCCGACTTTCGGTCGTTTATCTGTTACGACAGAAAATTCCTCTATTCCAGAATTTACAAGCTCTCTATACACATCTTCAACACCAGGCTTAAATTCGTAGTCAGGAACATCCTGTTTAGGAGCACCACCATCACCAGGAAGAGAACCACCTTGCTCACCAGGTCTTCCTCTGTGACCATGATGCCCAGAACCAGAACCACCTTTGTATGTTATGATGAGTTTTGTCATTTTCTCTCTCTCTCTATGCATATTTCCCAATTTTGCGAGTTCCTCGCTTGATTGCAGCTTCTGTTACAGAACGGAAGCCTCCAACTTTTTCTCGCTGCATATACTCTTCACGCAAGGATTTGGTAAAATTCCTCGGTGTGATGCCTGGATGCATAACCTTTTGGCTGTAAACATCCATAACAGTCGCATTGCCTTGCGCCATCACAACACCTGGAATACCAGCAATAACATTTGGTCGTGTTTTCGGCATGTTAGGAACAGTAAATTTCAATGCTTTGGCATTCACAGGAACTATTGGATATTTACTTCCCTTTCCACCAGCTTCAGCCGTTCCTTCATCAACCCACATATAGATTGTACCGATATCTGTATCCTTGTCATATCGTACAGAAACCATCCAACGTTTGTCGCCAACCTCTATACGACTTTGGAAATCTGGCTTCGCTGCCCATTCGTCGATGTCCTTCTCTAATCGTGCAATCATCTCATCGCCAAGCTGTTTATAAGCTGCACGGACTTCGTCCTTGATAATATCATGAAGGACACGAGGAGAGCGAGGACGACGAATCAATGTTAGAGGCATCAATAATCCGAATACGAAGCTCTGTATGCTTTGGAAATCTTTGCAAGGATAGCACGAGCATCTTTCTGAGTATATCTGCCTCGTGCCTCGTATGTATCACCTTCAAATACAAACGCCAAATCTGTGAAACTCAGATGCGGATCTCCATAATGCTGTTTTGGAAAAGTTGTTGGCTTCGACCTATCAACTTTCACCTTATACAAATATGGCAAGTATGTATCTTTATTCCAACGATGTTCATATTTACCATCCGATAACTGCCCATGGATTTCGTTCATCCAAATATCAGCTTCTTCAGGAGTATTGAACGACACAGTCTGATCGAATCTGTTTGTTTGTCTGTACCAAGACGACCGACCTGTGCGACCATTATAAGACGAAATTTGCACACCTTCTGTCACAACTCTTTCGTTATGTCTATCCATCTGCTTCTGCAACTCGTCCATAGTCAGTTGTTTGCCACCTGGCTTGACATTTCCAACAGGTGTAGTGTCTGGCATCGGAGCACGAGGAGTATTTGCCAATTCTTCACCAAGAATAGCATTCAGTGCTTCTCCAGCATTACCAGCAGCACCTTCTGGAAGGCTTCCTCCTTGGTGTCCAGGAATACCTTTATGCCCGTGATGTCCGCTTCCTTTACCACCTTTCAGCACAGGTGCGTTCATCGATTCAGGATTTTCTTTTTCAAATGCAAACACAACTTTCAAATTTTTATCGCCCATAATGTCCTCTCATGGATGGAAATTTTCCACCTTGTCCAACTTTTTGTCGACTATCTGCAAGCCATGCGTTCAGTGCTCCAACACGACGTCCGTATGGAGTATTCTGTTGCGAATCTACAATATCTTCCTGCCAATACTGATGAACGGTCGGACATGAACATGGTTTGTTTGGCATAAGTGTATGCGCAAGACGTGCTGTCTGTACTTCTGTATACATAGACGCTCGACGTCCTGCAGTGAAATTCAAGCGCACATGATTTGGCTCACAAGCATACGACCAACACGCAGCAGTCCATGTCGGAGCCGAATATGTTGCCGGAGTGAAATATACGATACTAAGTCTTGTATCTTCTATCTTTGGAAATGCTAGTTGTGATTTCTCAGATAATACATCAGATGACACAGTACTGCAAGCACATTGATCTTCAGTCCATATAAAGTATGCGGCATCTGAAATATCGTAGTATTTGCGCTTGACATCAACTGTCGTCAAGAAATTATCATTCTCATAATAGCTCAAATGATCTTCACGGTCATCTAACAAAGAAGGCTTCACAAGCCTCGATCGAGGGATATTAATGGTAATGTTACCACCAGAAATCGTCACACTTGAAGGATGGATTTCAACATCTTCGCCAGGATAATAAACACGAATTTCAGAAGCATCAGTCAATGCAGAAGCAATCACAAGTGTTACAGGATCGTTTGGTGTCGTTTCTACACCTAATGTTAATGCAGCACCTATGGAAATGTCACTAAACTTCTGAGTGCCTATCTCGATCATGTGCTTGACAGGAATTATAACAGGATAGCCATATTCATAAGTCTTGCATGAAAAGTATTTCAGAGATAATGGATATCCTAATTCTACTTCACGCATTTCTTCTGCTTGCGCAAGATGCATCGCAAGACCATCACGCTCGCCTTGCTTCCAAATCTCCGAACATTGATAAACAGGGAGTTCATCTGGCTTATTCAAACCATTGAAGGCTGCAATCGGCAGCCTCATAATTTCCTGATATCTGTCAATAGTCAGACCAGGAACGAAACCTTCAGGCAATATTCCAGCTGTTATTCTCGCCATTTATTCAATAACTCCAGCAGTAATCCAGATACTCCAATAGATGCAAACCATAGAAATGGAAATAAAGCAACAGGCATCCTCATCAATAATATATACGCTATCGATACAAAGAATGCAATCCATGTAGACATGCACCAGAAGCATCTGAACCACAATGCCCAAAATCGTTCAGGATCGTCGTCTTCCGCATAACCTACGATGGAAATATTCAAAGTATCGTACAACGGAATAATCATACCAGATGCTTTACGCAGCCGATAGAATATATCAAATGGACCATCAGTGTACTTCAATAAGAACACGATGGCTGCTGTAGAGAGCCCACAGAGCGCAATATTGGTCATTGTTTAGCTTTCCTACTTACATCCTTTTTCGGCTTCCTGAGGACTTCCTGCGGCTCCACAGCTGGAGTTTCAGCAACGGTCTGAACAACTGGCTCTTCTTTTTTGGGAATATCGAACGGAGTCGGTGTCGGAACAGGAGCCGGCATCGTCTGCTTCACAACCTGTTTCACTCTAAGCAATAACGAACGATTGTTCATATCTCCTTCTGTTTTAACATCAGAAGGATCGGCATACACGTAATCATGATATTGTACTTTGTATGGAAATCCTGTCGAGATGCCGCGATAATAATGCTTCCCGCGACCTTGACCACCTGTGTATTGCGACAAAACTCTGCCATCAACTTCACCAGGCAAAGAATTGACATCAACAGCAGAATTCCCACCAGCGACTCTCATTGTCGTACCACTGGTATCTAGTGTAGACAACTGTGAAGTATTTCCACGTCTTTTTGAGCATGTTGAACAAGGCATATCTAATCTCCTTATCATCGATAAAACAAGTTTTGCATACGCAGCAGATTCGCTTTTGTATGTTTTCGTGCGTTGTGAATCATGTATCCTGTACTCAACCAACGGCTCGGGAAGCCTTACAGCGCACCATCTTGCAAACAGGCGTGCGTTATACTCCCCATCCTCATAAAACTCTAAATCTTTGTTCCAACCTCCGACAGATTTCCATTGATCTTTCGCATGTAAGACATTGACCGATGTAAACCCAACATGAGTATATACGTGCTCGCATGTAAAATCCAATAAAGCATAATGCGGCTCATTTATTTCTCCGAACTTTCTGACGTCTGGATAGACTGGAGTATTTCCATCCCACATTGCGACGAGTTTATTAATTGCGCCTGGCACGAGTCTATCGTCACAATCAAGTGGTAACACGAGTCTTGATTTTGCTCGAAGAACTGCTTCATTTCTTGCAGCTGCGACTCCGATATGTCTGGAAGGATAATGATTCCCTCTAAACTTTCTTGTGATATCTGAGACATCAATAGGTGATCCGTCGTCGACTGTGACGACTTCGCAATCTTGAATAAGTGCACTTTCAAGGCACTCACCAAGCCATTCCAAAGACTTTTCAGTCGTACAATAGATTGGGATAATAATCGTAACGTCATGCATGTATCCTCTCACTTCTTACAACAGCCAATTCCTCAAACAATTCCCTCACTCTATTGTCAAAGGAATGATTAGATCGTATATGCCGAGTGCCAGCCTCAGCAATGTTTCTTCTCTCGTCCGGATGTGCCAAATAGTATTTGATCTTATTTTCGAGATCAGAGAGGGATTCCCAAACTGCAATATTGACTCCATCTCTGAGTCCGAGAAGCTCTTCCATACCGTCAAAATGTTGGTGCAATAGAAATGCTCCGGCTGACATTGCTTGGAAAAGTCTGTTTGAGACGAATCCGGCAGCATGTGGCCACTGAGAATCGCCGATTGCGATTTTGCATTTGCTGTATAGCCTTGCACCAGCATCGAAGTCATACAAGTTGCTTCCAGATGCTTGATTATTTGGCCACGATCCATATATCCCAACATTTATCCCTCGCATACCTTTCAACACAGAAGCAAGTTGAAATCTGTCTTTAGAATATCCATTTCCAAGAAATAATACATCATGAACAGGCGTCGCATTAGATCCTTTTGCAGACGCTTCTTCGTAACCAATCTGCCAATAGAACCACCGAATTCCTGCGGCATCGAATGGTGCTTCTACAGATGTCGTAACAACACCAACCAGGTCGAAACGTCTCATCAACAATATATACGCATCAGAAAACAATGTCTCGGGATGGTAATCTCCATTCCAGTTCACAAACATCACAGCAGGATCGAGCATATTCCTAAGCTCTACAATCATAGAGTGATAAATAGAATCGCCACTATGAAGCTGTGTCAAAATAAGATGCGGATCGAACGCACACGCAGCATCATAGACAGCACCAATATCCATAGCAAGGTAATCAAGCTCTAGAACCATGCACGATCTAGCAAGAGCATCACGCAACCCATGCTTCGTAGATTTCTGAAGAACGTGCCCAGGCTCGTATATCGGAAGATATAACACACGAATTGATTTATTATCCGAATTTGGAACTATTGGCGATGATCTCACAATCGGACCAAGTTTTCCATTTCTTGTCCACTTCTGAAGCCATGCATATGTATCTGGATGTTGGTTATTGACAGGCTTGACCTCATTATTCCGTGTGCGCAAATCATCTTGTGGTGTATAATCGTGTATTTTTGCACACGGAATTGGAAGTATTTTATAACCTAATTCAAGCACATTACACGATAATTCATTATCTCCACCATAAGTGCGAAGATAATCACCCCACCATCCAACACGATCGCCAAGCCATTTACGGACTATACACACCTGCCCGTAATATGCCGTTGTCGGAGTTCCAGATTCAGTAACAGCCGACATTTGCTCTACATGCCATTGCCACCCACGACGATCTTGATAAAAGCAACCTATCCCAACATCTTGGTTATCTTCCATAAATGACAATGCACACAAAATTGACTCATCGATAAAAGAAATATCATCGTTCGCAAGGATTACATACTTTCCTCGCGCCGCATATGCCCCAGCATTGAATGCTTTCACAGCCCCAAGAAGTGTATATTGCTCTATCAAAACAACATCAGGCTGAGATTTGCACCAGTCTTGAGTCCCATCCGTACTCCCACCATCAACAAGAACTATTTCGTATGGAATTCCAACACCTATCGACTTTCTCACACTGTCAACCATATGCTTGAGATAGTCGAGCCTATTATACGTTCCTGATACAACGGAAACAATCATCAGCTTCTCCCACTCAAGTTTTGAAAATGATATGCAAAAGACTTTACTCGAATTAGTTTGGTTCCATAATCTTTTATACAATGTTCCCAAAAGATGATGTCATTAGGATTTGGGAACCCAAGAGTAGTATCAAATCCACCAGCATTCAAGAAGAAGTCTTTGCGCATAGCACATGGCATGTACCATCCTCGTTGAATTGTATAATCTGGAACAGGGTGCTGTATAGCAAACGCTTCAAACGCCAGTCTGTCGAACGTATGCGGATTTTTTCCAAAATCACGATGAATATTTACATCAGCAACGCCAATGTTTCCTGGCTCTACAAGATAGCCTGTAATGATAGCATTGTACTCCATATGTGCAACGAAATGGAAATCCCAATTTATCGCCATAAGAACATCAGAGTTTGTAAACACGAGGATGTCAGCACGTGCAGACCGTGATGCCTCATTCCAGATCTTATACGGATCTTTCGGAGCCTCTGTATCGATTATCAGCTCATAACTACATCTTGTATTTTCTAGAAGCATGCGCAGATTCAGCTCCAAGCAATAATCGTTTAATTCTGTGCGCTTATGCGGAATGATAATGGAAATATCAGGCATGATTATAATTAGTCCTCACAATGCTGATTCCAAACCCAGGCTCAGGAACTCCTGTATATGGTGATGGATGAAGATAATTTAAGATTGCCTTTTCTCCTGGAAGTTTCACCCAGAATTCCTCCATACGCTTGTCCAGGATATCGTCGCAAGCAATCAGACACTCATGAGCAAAGAACTTCTTATATATCAGATATTCCAGCGTTGGAACTGTTCCGTTATGCTCAGAATCTAGAAACAGTATACCAAGTTTCTTTCTGTTTAGAATCTTTTCAACACGATCACATGTAAGTCGCGATGTTGTATCGCCTTCGATATATGTCAAATTTCCATACAATTCCGCATACTTTTGTGGCTCTTGTCGCAAAGAAATATCTATACCTATAACTTTTGTATCCAAGTTTGCAACAGCCATATGAACAGATGCCACACCAAGATACACACCACATTCAAGGACTGCCTCTGGCTTATAAAGATCTACAACCTTGTGCAGAAACCTGTAATATGGTGCAGCTGCTTCAGAATTAGTCTTTAGACCAGGAATTCCAACACCCCATGGTTCGTGAATACTCTTGATTGCAAGCGATTCCAAATCCTTCATATTCATACAATTAAGTCCTTTCCCCACTGAGGATGATCGCCTATCAAATATTCAAGAAGTCCATCGTCTTTATATTCTACAGGATCCCAATATTTCAGATTTGTTGGATGCACATCACCAACACCAGGCTTCCATGGCAAGAAGATATTTTCGAACCACCCCTGCCTCCACTCAGCCTTATGCCCATGGATATCCTGTTTATAGCGTATAATCTCAGGAGTTTGAGCATAACCCATATGAAGAACTTTGCCTGGAAGATAGCCTTCTGTAGTCGGATTTCCATCCCTGACTATAATTCGCGTGGGAGCAGCTGCATCATCACACACCCATTTCGTAGATCGCCAAAAATGCCGCATCCCTATACGATATGATCTATTATCGCTATACGATTCTTTCAATGCTTTATACAATACTTCGCTATCCCAAATTTCATCGGCATCTACAACAACAATCTTATCAGCACCATCATCAAAGCAAGTATTTACCGCATACGTTCTATGTGCACCCTCGTGAGGAAATCTGTCAGGACAATCAAACCATCTTATATCATAGTCGTGAACAAGAAGGGGAATTAATGCCTCACGCAACTGATCGCGAGTTTCTGGACACACAAGGTTTGTTCCGTGACCATGGGATGGAAATGGTGTATAGAACAAATTTACCCTATCAACAGAATCTACAACGGAACGCACAGACCAGTACAGCCATTCAACACCATAGTGAAGTATGTAGCATGCTGTAATCATAGCGTATTTACATAATCCTCTACACATCTGCGAAATGGAAAATGCCTATTGACATAATTTCTGAAATTTATTCCATGCATATATACACTATCTCCATACGAATAATAACCGTTCTTTACATCATACAACGGAATAACAAAATTCTCGTATGGAAAGAATGAATTTGATGCCTCAGAAATTACTGGAAGTCCATATTCAGCTGCAAGAATAAAGCGCAACGGCTCGATAAATGGAAATCCATCCTGATGAACGTTCAGCATGAATCGTGATTCTTGAAGACTCCAGTGACGATCCTGACCCCAACCATTCCTTGCAACAGTCAAGTTTCCAAGCAACATTGTCTTTGGATGATCTGGAGTATCAAACATCCAGCTTCTAGCATTGCTATAACATGACAGGTGAATTAGATCGTATTTCTTCAGCGATGGCATTCCAGGAATTCCAAGATCGGGATGCCCACCCATAATAATGTAATCGAGTCCGCAAAGATTAGCAAGGCTTCTATCAGATACAACAACCTTATCAAGATATTTTCCAACCAGTTCTAAATTGTCTGATGCATATTTTGCAACTGAACCACTACCACCTGGACGTTCAAGATTCCACAAGATGAGTTTAGCCTTTCTGTTTGGACGCTCATCTACGAACGGTCTCCATTCCCCATTCATCGGAGCAACGATGTATGCCGTATCTTCAGCATACAAGTCCATCTCATCAACAAAACACGTCTGAAAATCAGATAACTCGACCAGTTTCCAGAAGTCTGTATAAGATTGATAATACCAACGTGTCTTTACAAATATTGTTCTCATATAATACTAAACTTGTATCATTATGAAATGGGCTGGTATTGCTACCAGCCCATTCAGGAGAATGTAATCGACGCCCAAGTCGATTTCCAAGGAGAATGCTATGCAGTTCCATCCTGACCGCAGTCCGGACCACAATCGGTCTGAGGAGTTGCAGTATGCAAAGGCTTCCCACCAGGCATATAATACGGCTGGAAAGGATCGCCAGTCAGCGGAGTGCGCTTGCGAGTGCAGCAAACATCCTGGAAGCGAACCTGTGCCCATGGAGCCGACAAGTAGATCTCTGGAGACGTGCCCATCATCAGGCTGATGCAGAAGTTGTCCTCTTTGCCTTTAAGAGCAAAGCGACCCATCGAATCAGAGCGACCGGAGAAGTTTGTAAACTGCCTCTTCACACGATTCTCGTACTCGCGCATATCCAGGTATTCGCCATACAGAACGTCGCGCGAACCGATGCGCCGAGTCAGCAGGTAGACGTCGGTGCAGTATGTCGTCGAAAACTTTGAGATATCCAAAGCATCCTCGACGATGATCGGCAGCCGACGCCCAGATTTCAGGTTGAGATATCCAACCGCACGAGCACCATCATAGAGCGGACCACCATTCAGAGCCATACGAGCCGCACGCTGTTGAGCACGCAGTGCCTGATCCGTGACGTCATTGGTATCAGTCACACCACAGGTCGTGTAGCATGCATAAGCATCGAGCAAACAGGTTGCCATAAAGCGCGATGTGATCAGAACCATATCGGTCTCGAGGATCGGACCAAGCTCTTGAGCACGCCATTCGATCTCGGTCACAACTTCGTCAAGATAATCGAAGAAATTTCCAAGATTGTTCACAGCGCCATCAAGGTCGTCGTTGTTCCAGTCAACCAAGATGCTGTCAATCTGAGGGCAGGTAGTATTGTTGTCGTTGGTGTAGCCTGTCTTGATGATTTGCTCAAGACCATCCATCTCATTGGCATTGTCGTGAGAGCCATGGATCAGTGCACGGCGCATCTGCTGAGCGAGAACGTTCATGATACCGTTCATCTGCCACTCAACATCGTCGCTGATCAACTGACCATTCAGACGATAACGAGGCGACGTTTCGCAACGATCTTGCACAATCGTATGAGGATCGAGACCTTCGCTGCCAATGCTGTAGAAGGACGTGTGGCACAGGTCGTATCCGCAGATTGCATATTCCCAAGATGTCGGGTCGTCGCACGGAGACTTCGCACCTGTTGCAGGAGAGCCGCTCTTCGTACCAGCAGGACCCCACCACGGGATGAAATCAACATGTCGGCGATAGAAGCGATTCGGACGCCAACCGATCCACGGCATCAAACCAATCGTCTGAACCTGAAGACCAAACACATCACCAGGGCTGCACGCATCGAAGATCGAATTACGACCGTAAATGGAAACCGACGTCGGGGTGATGCTGGCTTCCTTGAACATTTCGAAGGCTGCAGGTCGCTGAGCGTTTTGCATGCCGAACTGAGCAGACGCCAGCGAGGATCCGATAGCACGACCAAGAGCCTGCATATCTTCGGGAGAATAGATACCTTTCTTCATCTTTTTCTTCATCTTATTGTACCTCCATCACATGAATTCTTTTTGGTTATGTTATTTATTCAGATCCGAGGACGAACTCGGTCATGCTTTTCGCGGTTTTGCCATCAGCACCAACGATGATCAGCCCAGATTCTTTCTGGCGATGACCTGTTTTCTTGTCGTAGACGTCTTCGTCATCGTCCATTTCATCATCGTCTTCGTCATCATCTTCTTCATCTCCGGGTGGAGATGCTTTCTTGTAGCGACGAATGCGCAGCTTACCAGCGCGAGGAGTCTCTTCCAGCATCTCCTTCAGCCGTTGCTCATCAGAAGTCAGAAGCTTCTCAACCTTTTCAGTCAATGAATCTACTGCTTCTTTCAGCTCAACAAATTGAGGAGCCTCTTTGAAATCGACTTCCATACCACCAAGATCGGCAATATCGATTTCCAAACCTTCGATCGCAGCCGCAACCTGCTCCTTAATGACTGTGCCCATCTCTTCGCGAATGACAGCACGCACAATCTTGCCAAACTCCTTCAACGATTCCTCGTCAAGAGCAATCGTGTCGTACTCTTCCTCTTCACCAGCATCATTGCCAAACTCTTTCAGCATGGTTGCGAACGGAATGTCAGAGAACTCTTTCAACTGCTCTTCCGACAAACCTTCAAGACGAGCCGCAATCGCTTCCTTGCTGATGCCAGCGTCGAGAAGTTTCTTCTCCAACTGCTGTTTTGTCATTTCCAAATCCTCCAAACTTGAATTTTCTTTGAATGCAGAAACTCCTGTCCACGGCACTGATGGATTATCAGTCACCGTGACATCAAAAGTCCGTGCCTTCCGAAAGTGCATGTCTCCAAGCACTCCCCGACTACTCATGTGCACCGCATTACAACTCGGGCATCTGAAGCCTGCAACCATATGCTTGGTCTGTATAAGCAATGATTCCTTACAAACAGGGCAATCCCCTGATGCTTCAACAACGTAAAATCCACGAGACGTGCGCCATTTTCCATCATTTGTAGACAACATCTTTTCGCAAACTTCTAAGGAAAATTGATCGGTATACGAATGTCCTTCGTCTACAGCAAATATACCGACTCGCTTCATCTTCTCAACTTTTCCAATCTTCAAACCTTTCTTGTGAAACATGCGAAATTCAGGATAGTCACCATGCTTTGCAGCAGCACGAGCATCGTAATCAATCGCGGCAACATCAAACGTCTCCCCATCACGATCTTTGAGTGCAGCAGTCGACACAGCAACGATTTTATAACGACCATCCGCTTCTTTGAAAGTTGCAATATTGGAAATATTATCAGCAAGAAATTCTTTTAATTCCTTCTCGCTGACATTTGCATACAATGCGCCAAGATAATCTTTTGCATCCTTCTCATTGTCATAGCAATGCATTATCTTGCCAGTTGTCTTTTTGTATACACAATGCTTTCCGTTTTCAATCTTTATATCCCAAGGCATAGGATACTCCTATTCATAGATATATACTAATATCCACCAATTTTATTCGGCACGATTGCATCTTTCGGCACACGTATTACAACTACATAGCCTTTTCGATCAATACAGGTTTTGCAATGCTCAGCAGGATTTAATTTCCAAGTTGCTTGAACTAATTGCATATTCTTTTCTACACCAACCTTCTTCAAATCCCATTGACATTTACAACCAACAAGGCATTCAGTAGAACCATCTTTCGGCAACCATGGAAGCTGTGATGCAATATCAGCTCCTGCTTCTATAAGATATGCCGAATGCCCTGCAGCAGTTCCATACAAATGCGCTCTTGCTTTGATAGCATTAATGGAAATAGTCTCCCGATTCTCAGCAATTGCTTCAGCAAACCCATGAAGATATCTGTATTGTTCACGCATGACAGCACCAAGACGACCCCAATCTGCCCAGGTCATCTGATCCCACCCACCTTTTCCAATTGCTGCAACAGACGTATGCAGCTCTCGAATATACCGCTTCATCGTTTCTTCCCAAGCACCAAGCGACATCTCACCTGTATACATACGTTCTGCAAGTCTGTCTACATCGTCATTGAAAATGTTACGACGAATTTCTATCAATCGCTTCTTGCTATCGTCATCAATTGGAAGCTGCTTTTCTACGACAACACCTTGTAATGAAAAACTATACTTTTCAGTTCCCCAAAACAACCACAAAGAATCGATATACAATATTTCTGGTTTGAATGTAACTTCCACATACGGCTCATAGATATATGCTAATGTAATATGAGGGATAAATCCATGATTTTGTTCAAGATATTCGATACCTAATTCTCTCAATATGCGTTGCAAATCTACTCTAAAGAATGGAAGTTGCGGACTATCATATAACAATACAATAGGAACTTTTCCATCTTCATCAGGATTTGTACTGAATGTTGCAACACCTGTTATCTTGCCATCTATAATAGCATGACTTTTTGCAAATCCTTCTAATATGACCATCAAATTTTCTTTGGAAATAGGAATTCTTTCTATTTCGCCAAGATTCAGCAATGTTATATGAGAATCTCTAACAACATCCTCTGGCTTAAATCTATCGAGTAGTGCATCAAACATGCCTTCAAAGTTGAATGCTATGACAGCAGTAATGTCTTCATCAACTTGAGTCAATTCTTTGAAATGCACTTCTTTTGTGATTTTTGACGATAATAACTGTAAATGATATCCAGATGTTGTTACTACAAAAATCCTGTATGGAACTTCATCAAATGCCTGTCCAACATATTCCTTATTTACAGTGTTTGGAACTGCAGGATCCCAATCCAGCATTGAACGTATTGAATCATATCTTGCAGGATATCTTTTCTTGAAAAATGCAGGACGTATAGCCATCAATGCCATAGATTCGGCGAAATCCTCTTGATTGTTTCGTCTTCCATATCCAGATACAGACAATTTATCAGATTTTACTGCATCATCCCATGCTTTTGTTCCAGAAAATTTATAGTATAGGTCAAAAGAATGTGCATACTCATGTGCAGCAACCGCAACCATTGTTCCAGCTTTATTATGCATAACATCAGGAAGATCTAATCCACTTATCCACTCATTATCTGATACTGTATGAATATTTATCTCGTAATCTGTTCCATTGAATCTTCCTATGCCAGCTGCACTTTTATATGCATCGATATCCTCCCCATCCTCGATAGCCATAGATTCTAGTTTTTGTTTCATGTCATCTGATTTATAAGACTCCCACACAACAGGCAAATCAGACGATGGGAATCTTGAAATCGCCTCCAATACAAACGGGATATCGCTTTTGTACAGCCTTCCAAGATCGTTATTCGATAACCTATAATCATCAACAATTGCATCGACTTTAGACATGAAATTAGGATCATTCTCATCTAGAAGTTGCAAATTGCGTATCCTATTTACCATTCCTGCACGTGCTTGATTACCTGCTTTTCTAGAAAGAGAACCACCAACTTCTCCAGGTCTGCCAGCATGATTAAAATGTCCAGAACCTGAACCACCTTTGAATCTAATGGAAATGGTAGCCATTATTGTTTCTTGCCTTCTTCAATCATTTTAGCCAATTCTTCTTCAGTCAGCGCATAAGGAGCAAGAATCGGATGATTGCGCCAACGCTCTAGCTCATCACGCAGTGTGTTTGCTGTGACGCGAGTACCACGAACGACCTCACCTTCTGGTATCGGATTTCCAACAATTTTGCGCATCCCAGCAAAAATCTCTTCTTCTTTTTGCTTCAAGAACAGAAGCATGTCATGTTGACGCTCTTCATCAAGCGATTTCATAATTTCAGTATAGTCCTCGCTTGTGTCTACAACTTTTCCATTATTGACCAAAGCATATACCGTCTTATCTTTGCCAGTAGCACGATCTACACCGATTGTAGGAGAATTGATTGTTATCGGAGGCAAACGATGCTCTTTTAGAATACCTTTCTCAAAGACAAATGATGTATATTCGTCAGGATCGAGTTCTTTTGAGATATGAATGCTTGTATCTAGCACCATTTCTCGCTTATCATTCATCATCCACTCTGGAATGACATGATGATCAGCAAGGATTCGTAACAGATCGTCTTTGGAAATGACCTGTTCTGGACCACCAGCTGCTGGACCTGCAGCAGACATTGCTTGCCCAGAAGCATCGCTGAGAGGAATTTCTTCAGGATTAGGAGTTGCTTCAGTGTTTGGCTTCCCACCAGGACTGGCTTTACTCTTACCAGCGGGAGTGCCTGTGAATAATGGATAATAGGCATCAATCATAGCCTTTGCGTATGCCGCTCGTGTCATATCTTCGCCAATATCTTGAGTGTCAAACGCAAATTGAGTATCGTCATCCAGCTCGCCATTCAGATGACGTTCGACAGTGGAAATAAATTCGCCTGGACCTTTTCCCTTCGCTTTCAAGTGCTGAATTTCACTTTCAGACGCTGTGCCAAGTGATCCGCTCGAAATTGGCCAGAATTCACGAGCATCTACACCGAAATCAAGCGCAAGAGTGGAAATATAGTGAGTTACAACCTGCTCTCTATCAAATGATTCAGGCAATTGACTGAATCCACTGATATTTACATTCACTTCAGCACCTGGCGACGAACCTATCAGCCATAACACCTGAGGAAATGTAAGACTGTTATCTTGCTTGCGCTGATTTTTCCAAAGCGCAACAGCGTCGTTGAACTCTTCCATCGTCAAACCGGAAACAGAAGCGATTCCTTCAGGAGGAAGATTATTCAACTTCTCGTCATCATAATTATGAACTGCTATCAGAAGCTTCAAAGCACGATAGGCACGGTCAACAGCGCAAAATCCTTGTCCAAGATGCCGTTCGCGAGGAGACGGTAAACTGGCAAAATGGATATATTCGCCACGCTTGAATCGTATAACCTGGCCAACCGTCTCTGAATCATATAGCATCGGGAAATCTCTATTCCCTGTAAGATTACAAGCAAGGGAATCAATATGACCAAGCTCTGCAAGTTTGCCATAAAGAGGATTTCCAATACGAGGAGTCTCCCAAAACACACCACGATTTGTGGTATAAAAATCGGCAGCGGTGGAAGCAATGAAGCCTCCCCAATCGTATCCATCCATATGTGCAGCTTCTGCAAATATTTGGGCAGCAGCCATTGCACGCTTGCGCTTCCCTGTAACAGTCCAACGCATTGCTGTCATTTTGGCTGTCATTGAATATACAGCCCCAGCAAGGATTGGCTCTTGACGCCAAATATCTGAGATATAAATATCCCGCGATGGATCTTCATAATCAGGGATTTTGGATAACCTATCCCTATAAAATGACTTCAGTGCGCCATATATTGAATACAAAGCAAGATCGTTAGACGTTTTGCGCACGTCTAGTTTCGATTCGCTCTGTTTTTGTGCTATATACTGCTCAATCGCCTCTGAAGTTGCAGCTGGATCCAATATGACGTCGAATCGACGTGCAGCTTCTTCCCCAGATGAAGAAGAAACAAAGGCATTGAATCCTTTCTTGAATCTATCCATCAGACCCATGTAAATCTCCTCAGAAAACTTTCATAAATCTTTGCTTACGTGGCACAGCCACGCAAACACGTGTCTGCTTTTAAAACTCAAAACTATTAACAAACTTAACCTTAATCCCTTAATGCATTAAATACTTAAGTACTTAATAGGGAGTGGTCATTAAATATAAAAGTGCACAATGATTGCACACGTGCTGAAACCGTGCAGTAGTACAATTACAAACGTATACAGCAAATTTTCTCTCCTGACACGTCAGCATCGAACATAATTCTATTCAAATTACTGACAGGCACGTAGATCACCTCACCAGGATTCAATGGAAATCCAACAGCAGATGATAGCACACCTGATCCATTATTTCCAATCCATACCGTATCTGTATTGTCAGGATGAGCCTTCAGATAGAAACCATTCCCAGGCATGTCCGGACCACGTACTTCTATTCCAGCAGTCACGACAGTTACAGTGTGTGTCAGCCATGGATTCACTTCTTCGATAAGTGCCGCAAGTTGTTTTAGATAAATTTCTGCAGACAATGACATTATAAAATCTCCTAAGCAATCTAATTATTGTTTTGCCAGCTTCAGAACTTCATCAGGTGTGAGTTTGCGATTGAAATATACAAAGTGCTGCATCCAGCCGTACCATTCATGAATCTCAATTGCTGGTATAGCAATACTACCACCTAAGAGTTGGTAACCTGCATCTAATGTGCCAGACCATGAGCCGTTGCCAGAGAATACCGGTGTCACGTCCACGCCGTTGATATAGCCCTTGAAGATGTCGCTGGCTTGGTTGCAAACTATCGCCAGGTGAAACCATCCGGTCAGGTCCGGTATATACGTCCTGGCATCCACAGACCAGGATTTTAGTGTTGCTGCTGCTGTGCGGCTGAATGTGATATCGTTGTTGATACTTGACTTCCTGACAAACACATTGTTGTTCCCATCCACCCTGCATATCACCCAATCATGATATAAGCCATCCGTCCAAAAACTTGCGTTGTTGGCTTTCAGCCAACACGCAAACGAGAATAGATTGCCGTTAAACACGCTGGCAAATCCAGCAGAATGGAACTGCATGTAATCGTTGTCATTGTCGAAGTACACCGACTTGCGACCGTCGCCCATGCCAGGTTGGTTCAGCAAACAGCCGTAGTAAGTCCCATTGCCCAAGCCTTTCAAGTCAACCGCCGTTGTGCCTGAGGCATCCCCAAGCGTCCAATATCCGGTCGGATTCAGACTCAGCACCTTCTGCATGTAGCTCTTCTTGACTCCAAACGATATTGATGTGTAAGTTTCTCTCTTCAGTTTATGCATAAAATTGTATCAATCTAATATGGAGGATATATGCACGTAATCCGAAAATAAAATTGCTCTGATGCTATTGGCACATATGCAGCAGATACAGTCAAAAGACCATAGATTGTATTTCCACCACCAGGTAATGCATAATACAAGTTTGCTGCTGCAGATAAAGCATACGTCCCTCCCCCAGTCATTCCAACTGTTTGCGTGCCGCAAGCTATCGTTCCTATGAATGCATCTCTATCTTTCCACACAGGTATTTGGCTTGGATATGGAGTATTATCAACTGCATTGATGACAGTCGGTGGTCTATTCCACAAATACATAGTGAAGCTTGCATTAGTTGTAGTATCTCCAGATTTCGCACAAAATATCTTGTAGATCAGACCACTCATATTTCTTGTCCAATCTGGTAAAGTGAATGCTATACATCCAACAGCATCTAGACTTAATGCTGAAGTCACTAAGTCTTGTGCCGTATATTGCGTGGTGTTGTTTGGACGTGTAAACGATGCCTCAGCTTCGCAAAATCTGGTCATAGAAGTCAATTCGAGCGATTTTTCAATAGATTTAGACATGTAAGGTATCCTCTAATATGTCCTCTAAAATACATTCGTGAGCGATCTATTTGCAATGACTCGAATATATACACTCTCACCAGGCAATGGTGTATAGAGTGCGCCCAAACGCAGCTGCGCATACAATTTTGCAGTTTCGTCTAACATAACTGGTGAATGTGTATTCGAAGCTAACAATCCTATTTTCCCTGTTGCTGCACCTATGTTCAGCATAGATAACGAACTTCCAAATTGACTGAAACTTGTGCGCTCTGTCCAATACCCTAATGCAGCTATCTGCGATGTATTATCTAATGGGATTGCCATAGGATATTTTCTATAGAACATAACTATCACAACTGATGCGAAGTTTGGATTATTAGATGCAACTACAACTTGCGATATCCAAACAATAGTATTAGCCCAGCTTGGTGGATATTGAAACACGAAACAGCTTGGATTATATGTATCTGAATCGTTCCATACATCGTTAGCTGAATATGCTGTCGTGTTTGCAGGTCGTGTTAATTCACAAGATGCAACTTGTATAGGCGACTCAGCCAATAAACTTGCAGACACTTCAGCAGCCTTGTAATATGACATAATTATCCTCAAATATGTGTGTCAAATAAGCTATATTCACATATAGGTTTTTATCTACAAACCTATGAATATATACTTATTGCAAAATATTCAATCGTTTCAGCTCCAACACGTCACTAGAATGAGCCATATCATCGGTCTCGATGTTCATATAACGTGACATGAACTCGACCGCACACAGGCGAAAATCGCTCTTTTCCATTTTGTTAACGAACTGCATAATATCAGGCTTGAACTTATCTAAGTCCTCGCCTTCGTGATTTTTCTTCACGTTTTGGTATACATGATACACCAAAAGCATCTGCGCACACTGAATCAAGAATGGATCATAGGATATGCATGTATCCGTTTCGATATCGTCCCATATAGCCTGAAACGACATCGCTCCATTCCGCATAAACAGCTCGAGCCGAAACAGGTGCTGTAATGCAACATCGATCTTATCAAACGGAGTTTGGAACTTAGGAGGAAGATACACATCATCGAGAAGATGCGCATTAAGACACGAAACTCTATCATACATGCACGCCTTGTAATTCTGTAAAATGTCGTACCCAAGAACATAATGCTGCTGATAGATATGTTGACTGCCAACAAGATGAGAGCGGATATGAACATTAGACTCTGTCCAATACGCCATCATTTCGTGAAGTACAGACCATGAGAATGCATCTATGCCACTGTATCCCCATATCAAATCTGATGAACGTTGTGCAACACTCATACTCAACAACCCATCACGTAAGATGAATTGCAACCAGTTATTGCAAGGAATATCTTTACCAGGAGTGGTATCGATACCAGGATCCCAAATGGAAATGACTGCTTGACGTGTAAGACTATCGTTCTTCAAGGCTTCAACAACATAAGAAAGTTGATCAACTTTCTTATCAGAACTGTTCCAATTCCTCAATCTCGGACCATATGCCCCACGCCAAGAACGTCCGTTATCGCTAAATTGTGGAGCACGAGGAAGATAGAAACTCAGCCACTCAATATCGTCACGTCCAGCAATCATCCACAATGTCTCTGCAATCTGAGCAAAGATATTATTTCTACGTTTAGGAAGCAAGATACAGCGATAGGTTGGATAGTAAATCTCAAAGAATTGATTCAATAATTCTTTTGTTTCATTGCCTCTCGGTGCCACTTTGCATCCCTGTTTTAGCAACGCCTCCAACTGATCAATAAAGAAGCTCGTCGATGTTATATATCTGGTTGTTTCAAGCATTTCCGTACTCCAATTTGACGTCTACCGCAATGCACAGGACATCTGCTGCTTTGAGTACAGCTTTTGTCCTGTCTTCATCATAAGCAATCCCAGCGTAATAAATTAACTTTACGCCAGCCGCAATCAGCTCCTTTGTACACTCATAACAAGGTTTGAGTATCGAGTACACAGTAGACTCGTCTGTAGGAATACCGTATTTCGCTGCCCACAACAACGCACGCCTCTCAGCATGAATTGCTCTTACACAGTGCCCATCAACGATATCGCACCCAACATGCTTACAAGTTGGATATCCTATCGTTGGTATAACAGGCGCAATGATTACATGAGATTTTGTCTCAAGGATTGCTCCTGCAGCTCCAGGAGGACGATTACATGAATACAGCGGAGTCAGAATATCGATGGCTGTCTTCAAGAAGAACGCTGGCATATTGACATGTGTGTCGCGTGCACTACAAAACTTCCAGCGTGGTTGTATGAATGTATCAGGATCGTTTATGTCTAGCATACCACATATGCCTCCATGAAATTGTTGGACCAGCCTGATCTTGATAATGTCCTGTGTGTGCATAAGAGATTTCAACAGGATAGTCTAGCTTATACACCACTATCTGAACAATTCTCCTGCCATACGGGATGGAAATCCGTTTGTGAGCATGAAGCATGAGCGTAAGTTGACCTTGAAATCCAGGATCTACCCAATCTGCAATCGGATGCCCAAGACCTTCACGACTCGGAGTCGTTTTCAGCTTGATAGACGCTGCTTCATCAGGAAGAAGCACAACTCGCTCTAATGTTGTAGCAAGAACAGCCGTTGGATGCCTTTGGAAATGGAAGATCCTGGCAAATGTATTCCACACGTCTGTATATGCAGAGCGAGGATACAGCGTTAAATCGTTGTTTGACAATGTATAGCCTTCTATATCTATCCAACCATGACCCAAGCAAAGATCGACGCTGGCTGGATTTATGTATGCCAAATCGTGCGGATATATGCCTGTCTTAATCCACTCTTTCAACTCTTTATCAATTAGGATCTTCATAAGACATATCTGCTATGCGTGATGTTACAAGCATGTTCGTCACAACCATCTCAGCATGACTGATGTCGTTCTTGAGTGTCGATAAATGCTCTTCAGTTGAAGGATCAGGTGGAATTTCTTTGGCAAGTTTGTCGGCTCGTATAAGTAATATGTGAATTACGGATAAAATTGCACGCATCCGGATTTTCATTACATACCGTTTGCCGATGCGGCAAACATCCAAACTACAACCGCAACCCCACTGCCAATAACAATGACCGTCATCCAAACAATGTTATACAGTTTACTGTTTTTCTTCATCATCATTCTCCTCGCTTTGTTCCCATTTTGTATATCGCAAAGACTTTTCGTGCTGAGCCTTTCTAATTAGAGTGGCTGCTAGAACTATTGCACATCCTAGCACAAACATCGCGATCAATGTCGCAACACATAACTGCGTGATATCGATTTTCATTATACACCTGGGCGAGTGTTAGAATCATTTCAGATCAGCGATACTACGCTGTCCACACACAGAGCAACGATAGTGGTTATTTACCATATGCCACCATGTCACTTTATTACATGTCCAGCACCACAATCGTTTGAACAAAAATCCATTCATCAGTTCCCTCCTGCAGGAATCAGAATGTATGAGTAATAACAGAAGCCAATGAATATAACCACACCGATTGCAGCAAGCATCTTGACGATGCTCATAAGCGTTCCTTTTGGAATCTCTCCATGATTGGGGATCACAACATCAGCATTCGGAGCCTGTCCAACAACATGAGAGCCTGTTTGACGCCAATTAATTGGAATGTTCTTCTTCCTACAACGCCTGTCAACCTCATTGATCAACTTTTCAGGACAATTACGATACTTCTGTAATTCCTGAGCCGCACGTTGTACATCTTTGTTTGTGAATGTTTTCGGATCAGCCCTCATCCCCAATCTCCCCACTCACAACCTTCTTCGCATAACAGATAGCTTGAGCATAACCTCTCAGCCATATGATTGTTTCGTTAGACGCATTGCCAGTGTCTGCCTCTTTCGTCACGGTCTTGAACTTTGCATCCAATATTTCGTAAATATTAGCATCTAACTCTGCGAGCTTCTCGACATTATCTTTGTCGTCTTCTACATACCAGCCTCCACCAGTAGAAGCATCCAACAACTCAACAGCGTTAATGATGCGCATATTGAGTGCACGAGCATCTTCAAAAGTGACACCCTGAACCACAAAATCGAAATGAGCATTTATCTTATCAACCATTATGAAGTCCTCCTAATATACTAAACTTGCAACCGTGTAAAATATTCTAATATATGAATATACACATGAATATACAATATTCTGTATATTGTTTAATTTCATTATCCTGCTCCACCGTAAGCATGTTCACTTGACCCACCAACAACTGCTGGAGTAAATGTGTATGAAATGATGAACTCATGCAATCCAACACCGCCATAGTTTTTCTGAATGATAGCAATTCCAACACCCTGTCTTAACACAATTGGAGAATCGGCAAATCTAACATCCCTAGCATCGCGCCCAAATGAAACATCAGTTTGCGAAAGACCAATGCCAAACGTCTGTCGCGTCATCTTGCGCATGCCTGAATTTACAATAATCGCTCCTGCATCAAAGCCAATAATGTCAACCAGGCAATTCGATCTCACATCAACATCGACAGTGTCTGGACTTGAGCTGTCCATTTTTATAGGAGTTACTACATTACCACCTCTAGCAGCACCGATCATATCAAAAACAAAATAAGGAATCGTGTCCTCTAAAATCTCACTTATGGCAATTGTTTTGATTGAAATTACACGCCCAGAGCCAACCCCATTCCAGATAGTGAGTAGAGAATTTACCGCAAGTGGATAGACATATTCATTGAGCATATATGAACCATCTGACGTGTAGAACTCAATCAGCACGGAATAGGCTGCAGTTGCTGATTGCTGCTCAGCCTGGATATTCAGTCCCTGTCCTTCATTCAACACAATCGGTTGAGACGTGCCAGACAAATCCTGCCTGAAATTCCTGACCAAGCTACCCGACAAAGCCACAGACCCAAATTCCCCGAATGATCTTGCACATACAGCCTGATTGACACGTGCCGTGTTTTGTCGAGTGGCAATGTTCACCATCGAAAATCGTGACCCTACCGCTGCGTCTGGATACATTTTGATCTGCACTTGTGCTGGCAAGTTTGCTGTTGCACTGTCAAGTTTGATCGGAGTAACATCCGTCCCGTTCACTGGCTGAACGGTTATCCTGCTCACCGATAGGTTTACCGGCAAGGCTGCGTTCTGTGAACTCAATGGAGCTATGCGTATGGTTTTTACCTCAAGCGTACCAGCACCATTGTTGATAATTGCCAGTTGAGCAACATGCTGCAAATACGGATGCCCCGTTATCGCAGTAATCGGGAACTCAAAATTTATAGCGGATGGAACTTGCTCAACCCGTGCAAGGTATGTGCTTGCCACTTAGGATGCCTCATCTAGAAATTCAATCCAAACGTCAAGCAAACCCGCTGCACCTGACACATTGTACACCATGATCATCTCGCCATTACGCAATACAATCGGTTGTACTGTTGTATCGCCATAAGAATCATAAATGATGTTGAGCGGGATAAGTGTTTCCCATTCATTGTTTTGAGCGGTTGACAATTTTGCTTCATCACTCGACCAAATTAAACGACGCAAAGTCGCTGGAGTACCACCAATTGTACCAGCATGACCTGCAGTTACAGATGAAAGTGCAGAGTTGGTTGAATCATGCGCTACAGGAGTTACCGCAGTTGGTGATGCCAAGGATGCACCTGTGTATCTTCTAAGCTCTATTGAACACACAACCCCAGTAACGGCTGCAGTTTGAGCATTGATAAGACCTACACGCTTCACCCGTAGTACACGTGCGCCGCCATTCAGTACAGCACCCATGTTTTTTGTTGCAGCAAAAGCCACACCTGAATAATATGCCGTCCATGTATTCGCCATAATCAAACTCCTTTCAAGATGTTTTTGTGATTTTTATAGACAGTTGAACCCGTGTTACTATCGCAACACTATCAACAACGAATTCCAATATATCACCTGCTGTCAGTGCAGTTGTCCATGACCCGAGTGACAAATCTTGATTTTTCTGCACCCCAGCAAGTGTCGGCTTCTCTGTTCCAGCAATACTTGTAGTTGAAGGAAAACTGGCATAAGTGCTCTTCTTTACATCTATAACAATACTTCCTGCGATATCACCTAAAATAGTCCATCCAGTTATTGTGCCACTGAACGGACAAATGACGTATCCCTTAGAACCAGTTACGATAACTGATCCACCACCATCAATTACAAAAAACACATTTCCATCAGACAAGCCAGATGGAACTGCCCAGGTTTGATCACCACGTAAAAAGTTTGACCCACTTGCACCTGCACCTCCCAGGTTAGCAGTCGGTATTTTCTGAGTCGCATCCAAAGGAGCATATCCACTAACCGCTCCTTTATTGGATATCAACTCATGTCCCGAATGTGGAGCTGCTGCACTCAAATGTTCGTCAACATTGTTTGCTAATTGATCAAGAGCATCATCCACATTACCTGGATCTGCATCACCATCCCAATCAGTAAGTGTTGATGGTGTGTATGTAATATCAGATGCATCAGCTCCAGATGATCCACCAACATTCTCTACTGTTGGAGTATATGGAGTTATCGTCACTTTTATAGCCAACGGATTTCCAGAATAATATGTACTTTCAAAATACCCACCAGTAAAGTATCCATATATTGTATCAAGAGCACTTGTTCTATATGGATATGCACCTGTGCCAGTTTCTCTTTGTATTCCAATACGAAAAATTTTGTATGGTGTAAGAAGAACTGCAGTTGTTAGTGTAAATGTCTTTTCAGTGCCTGAAGTACATGATGAATAACTAGTCGCAGCAATTTCAGTCCCGTCGTATTCAGCAAGATAGAACCTGTAATTAGCATCAGCATCAGGAGTAAATTTTACACCAGTAAGTAATTGAAAAGTATGAGGATAATATACAGCAGAAACATTGCTATGACCACTCTCTGATCCATTCTTTCCACACGAATTGTCAACAGAACTTCCAGATGTCAATACTAATGCAGGCTTGTTGCTTAAAGCTCCTTCTAATGTTGCATTCTCCCACACACTACTAGAACTATCCCATACAAGAGCCTGTCCATTTGATGGACTGTTAATATTTACATCTGTTAGATCCTCTAGAGCACCACCTCCCATACCAGTAACAGTTATAGCTTCCCACAAACCAACACTTCCAACATAACCTAATACATTTCCATCGCTTGGAGACGATATATATACATCATTTAGATCATCTAATGCTAAAGATGAAGTGCCTCCAACATATGCCCATGAATTTCCATCCCAAACATACAAATCGCTTGTATCTGTTTCTAGCCATAATGACCCTGCAGCTTCTGCTACAAGTGTTTCAAGAATTCTTTCAGCATATGTTCCAAGATACAACGGCATCTGATGTTTTTTAACCGTCATTTACAACCTCACGTATATGTTATTGATATGATCTGTGTATATCTTTGTATATCCCCTTGAATCCATCAGAGAATTGATATCAGCCGCATACATATCGAACAACTCAGTCTCATGACCTTCATGAGCCTCAGAAATTATCATTTTCGGCATCCAATAATCAGTGTCGAAACCGTTCAGAATTGTAAAATCATTGCCGTCTGTATCCGTAACAAGAAGATCAAATCCTGGTAGAATGCTGTACTCTTTTAGAATATCGCCTAATGGTAAAATCGTTGTAAAGAATTCTGGTTGAATGTTCCAGTTTTGTATCATCGCAAACGCATGATCGATAGTGTAACATTCTCCAAATTTGTACACGGCTCGTGTTCCTATATGATCACTTACAAACGCATTCACGCATGAAATTCTTGTGTTATGTTTGTGATTTCCAACACAACGCTCGTAGAATTCTTTTATCCCCTCAATATACAAGCCATGCCAACCTATACGTGCCAAGCCATATGTATTGGAATATGTGCGACCGTCATATGCACCAACCTCAACAAACGTACCATCACTCTTCTCCCCAAATACAGAGAGAAGAATATCAGGCAAGTTTTGAATTTGACAAGACTCTTCAACCCAATAAAATGCCAAATCTACCTCCGCTTAGAATCGTTCCAAAATAGCTTGATTCTCTTTCCAGTGTGAGACATAATACTTACATATGCAAAAACAACGATCACGAGGACGAGTATAAGATATTCCATTTCAATCTCCAATTAGCATGTTGAAAAATGCTAACAGTCCAAGAAATGTCAATATTATAGCTATGACAATCAAGCAAACAATATATTCAATGCCACGCAAGACATTATCACCAAAACGAGCAACAATAGACATAAAATCTTCCATGCTAACCATGTAGTCAATCCTTTTCTTGTTCCAGCCATGATTGCCTCCCTATCTGGAATTTAAAATATTCGCTGCTGATCTATACAAAACAGCCAGCACAATGATCCCAATAACCCAAAACAAGATTTCCATTAACTCATCTCTTGAAACACTCTGATAGCTCATTCTTTACAGCATACAGCTCAGTGTTTGTAAGTGTTCTAGATGCTGGATGCTTCATAGAAATTACTGGAACTTGCAAATTCAGCAAGTTTATAACTTTCTTAGCATTGTTACCACAAGCTAAAATAACATCCGGCATAACAGCGTCTAATTCATTCTGCACATAGTCTGGTTGTGGAGAATAATTAGACGTTGCATGATTTCCAATTTCAGGAGAAGCATTGATGATATAAACATCGACACCAACGGGCAATATTCTCTGAAGTCTTGATCCTGTCCGTGACTTCAGAAAACATCTATTTGACATAGATGGCTTGAAGCCTCTTGGTGCTTTATATGCATTTTGAAGTATCACTAAAAGTTTCGCCATAAATTTATTTTTATTATACCTTACAATATTTCTACAAACAATCGTGAATACCTGTATTCAGCAGGAATCTGCGCAACATGGACAGGATTAAACCTATCGAAAGGCTTGCCATCAGGCATAATACGCTTGCTCATATCCTCTTGAAGCCAATCTGGAATATTCCAAATAACCTTGTTGTCAGCAACTGAAACAGTCCCAACAAGTTTCGTTCCAGAATCATCACGCTCATAAAATGAATATTTCACCATGATTGCCTCTATTTATACTAAACTTGTCCTCAGTCTGTCCACGAGTATCCAAACAGGCGTCTGTCTGCAGATTCTCGCACACCATCCACACGCAATTTTGCTCGCGCAAGCCATTCATCTCCATAATGCGAGATAAACTGTCTACGAGTTGGACTATCAGTGTCTAAGAATGATTTCACTTGATTGTATTGTCTACGAGATATCTGTTTTCCTAATGGAAATCTTCCTTCATTGTTATGCGCCTGTGTTTGCGAAAGTACATCGCCATAATGACTGTCCGAATTCATGACATTGTCGTAGAATGACAAACCACTGTCTCGAACCTTACGATCATAATCGTAACGTTTTATATCCCACGCTATGCCATTGTCGATAGCCACAGGAGTTGCAACACCATTCACACTTTTTATCAATAAATTAGCACCATGACGATCATAGTTTCCTGTAATAGTATCGATCCACGCAACCTGTCTAAATCTTTCAAGATCGACGTCTTTGTCTTTTTGTGGTTTTCCCATATAACTGTGCACACTTTGCACATCGTCAACCCACTGTTGAACAGATACTAAACCTCCACCAACAATGTTTTTTGTATCACTTGCATATGCACCAACAGGAACGACATCCCAACCAAGAGCTTGTGCTAACAAATAAGTATCTTCTTCTTTGTAAGGATCATTCTCAGTGGAATATACAGACACATCGCCTGGCATTGCCGGATCTTTATAATACGGCTGTTTGATGATAGCATAGCCATCACCTTGGATATGGATTTTTGCAGTCTTTGAGATACCATTAGCACCACGCTCTGTAGCATAAGATGTATCTAACTCCCAACGACTCGTATCTGCAAGCAAATCTTTTACCTTGTCAGCTTCCCACTTATCAGTGTCCTCAGCATTCAATGCTGCTGCTAATCGTGCCTCATATGCAGCTTGATTATCTGCTGTGCTTCCACCAACTTGTCCTGGACGACCACGATGTTGGAAATGCCCAGAGCCTGAGCCTCCCTTCAAACGCACTTTCGTAGATCGCATAGCACGAAATTCTATGCTTCCATCAGCCTTCCAGACTTTGGAAATAGTCGCCTTGTCTTTTGAGACTATATTGAAGTCATCGTCTAAATACATAACTCTACTTGATGTTTTCATATGCTTTCTTGAACTCCCTGTAAGATTGTATCAAAATAGAGTCCCCGAACTTGCCAGAAATGTCTATTTGCTTGCTTTCTAATCTAGCAAGCTCAGCATATGTTTCACCTAATGCATGGTCAATCTCGTCGTCTGGAGACGTATCGTCCCAGAAGGACTTTGCATAATCTGACCATTCTATCTTAGACCCAGCTTCGTACAATGAGTCCCAATTATTTTGAACAAAGCGTGTGTAATTATCAACACGTGCATCTTCATTCACCACAGCATCAAGAACATCGTGATACTGTGCATGCGTGACTTCATGAGCAACAGCCTGTTTAGATACTCCCTCTCTCCAAGCATTATCGTATATTGTTATGACGCCTGTTTCGACATCATAATCGCCCATCAAGTTGGAATCTCCTGGATTAACAGTGTCTTTAAAAACGAGTGGCTTGTTATATCCAAGACGTTTTGCAATATTTTGTAGCATGACTCTATTGGCTTCTGGCATTCTTGAACGCGATGTAGCAGTTGTCGACACACCTGAATATGAAACAGCAGTTGAATTCCCTGGCAGACTGCCACCTTGATGCCCAGGAATGCCTGCATGATCAAAGTGACCAGAACCTGAGCCTCCCTTCAGTCTTATCTTCAGTCTTATCTTCAGTCTTATCTTCATGCACGCACACTCCTTAGAATGGAAATCATTTCACGTGACGTCACAGGCTTGGCTCCATTCTTTATTGCCTCTTCGCGCTTCGCGAAGCCTTTCAAATCGTAGTGCGGATTGTTTGTAATCTGAAACCAGGAACGTTTCAGACCTATGCCTTGAGCAAACGTATGCAATTCTTCAATGTCGCCATCTGTTACCATGTGGCACCAACCGTCGCGCATATCGTCTACATAAATCATAAAGATTCCTCTTTTTTAACCAATTGTACTGTATATTGGCTTGTTTCGCTATTATAATTACGCTTCAAGACATAATTCCTAGGATCAAAGTCCTGTTTCATTGCAACAAGTGTATATTCTGGCTGATTTAGACATAAAATACACAATAATAGCGTGTTTTCAGCATTGATTTTACGCAATTGAGCGTTTTCTTTGCGTAAATCGTCAATAATTTTAGCAGCTTTTGCAATTACAGATGCATTTTTCTTCACTTATATTCTCCAGCGTACTTCTGAAATACATGACACGTTCTCGTCTCATGCCATTGCCCAGGACAAACTAATATCCTCTTATCGTATTTTGTATGTTTTGGACGAGGAATCCAAACTCGATGGTATAAAGCTATATAACCTCCTGTCTTCAACACACGCACAGATTCATTCACGCAATAGATAAGCCTGATAGGAGGAGTACCATACATATATTCAGATTCTTGTGCAGAATATGGAGGATCGAACACAATAAAATCGAACGTTTCATCATCATATGGTAAATTGTGAGCATCTGCAACAATGTCTGGCTCAATATCTAACTTAAGATCTTGTACCATCCCCCACTCTGCCTTTCCTCAAAAGGATGAAGCACAAGGTCTGGCATGTTATACAAGCGCATCAGTTTCACTTCAAAGTGACGTGGAAATCCTCCTTTATATGAAGGATTTGTTCTTGGTCTAGGAAGAATCCAGGTCAGTGTCTCTATCATCTATTGCGCCTAAAATTTATATAGTCCGAATATTGATCAAAGTCACGTGTTTTATCGTCTATAACGGTAAACAGGCTGTCTGACAACGGCTCTGTATGATTGCCTGGCTTTGCATTACCTAATGCTATGTAATAATACAAATTCCAAAGTTTGCAATCCTCAATGCGTGTGCACGCAGTCAGCATGCCCTTCGACATATCTGTATTCCTAATCTTTACAGCAAATATCTCACGCTTCGAACCGATGAAATGGATATCGTACACCACACTCGTCTCTATTGTCTTCATACACTCGTCTGTGAAGTACACGTCTCCAAGATAGAACGTATTGACGTCTTCCCAAAGATTAGCAGTAGACACAATAGAGTGTACGATAGTTTCTTGCCAAACTGGGATGTGAGTGCGGAACTCGTACGCTTGTGCGTGCTTCAATATACCTTTATTAGACGACACAACTATCCCAGTATTTCCAATGAGCCTTTCTGTTCTATACAACAACGACTCGCCATCGACTTCGATGAGTTGTTTTGGTGTATGATAAATCCACCGTGTAGCCTGACCTGCGCAAAGAATAAATTTCATGGCATATACTTCTTCATGATTTCTATGCACGCAGCATATTCATCAAGTAAATTGAGTCTGGTAAGGATCTCAGCATACGCTTCATAATCAATGCTTTGCAAACCTTTTCCTGCCCACTTCTTGATGCTTCTGTATACAATATCCGCACAGAAGCCAAGATCTCCACGCTCCAGGCACGAATGGATTTTTACGTGTGTCTAGAAGACCAGCATGTGTCTCTTTTGATGGCTTTGTATATGTTTGTGTATTAGACGCTTGTGATCCTCCCACCTGACCTGGACGTCCAACGTGTCCATAGAATCCAGAGCCTGGACCACCTTTGTGACGAATGATTAGTTTCATGATGTTATCCATAACCGTGCTATTTCACATAGTGCAATGAAAATCCCATCTTTGTCTTGCTCAAGTTTGTGAAGCATAGAAAATGGCACAAGATCTGGGTGTATTTTGTTCTCGCGATCATACACTTCGCCATACTTCCATCCCATCGTGTAGTATGCTTGCATCCACGATCCATGCAGTTCTTCTGGAGACATCGATCGTGCATCGCTCATTTGCCTGTCAATCACTTCACAGAACTGTACTTTGAAGCTCTCTTCGCGTTCTTCCCATGGCACAGGATTGATAGGAGCATTCGTTGATATGTTTGCAAGCCTTGCACCTTCATACACGAATCTAGCACGTCTTTCAAGAAGATCGTTCATTAGAACACTACTCCTCCACCAGTTGATGAATTCCAGAATGCCAAGCAAACAGCGTCTCCATAATCCGTGCTTCTTCCCAAACGCTTGCTAATTTCGTCTTTTGATTCAAGTTTAACTCTGGCGTCTTTCATTATCTCCCACCGTGGTGTCGTCAAATCCGCAGTCAATTCCTCCAGTGGTGGCAAGCATATATCGCTCCCATAGTGCGGATCCAATAATTCCCTCATGTGCCACCACATAGCAGCACGAACATTGATAAAAGTCAATTCCTTACTCTTGTCTCGGAAGAACGTGCTCCCGGACACGGTAATCGGTCGCAAGCCTGTAATCCCTTGTTCCCTCAGCATATCATATACCGCAGCACCGAGACCACCGTCAGTCTCTATGTGGATATTCCTGCCTGACGCTAAACTCTTCACGTGCCCTGTGACAGACGTGGTCGCAAGTTTCGAATATATGTGAATTTTAGAGACCGCCGCACCGTTCCTCACAGCGATGACCGTTTTGTCTTCGCCGCCACGTGCCACGTCTACACCAAGGATGCGAGGAGAATCATCGTCTAGTGTGCCCGCCCTGTGTTTAGCTTGCCATCGCTCGTTTGCTTGTAACACCCACGATCGAGGGATGATGCCATCCTCACTGTTATCAGCAAACTCACCAAGCACACGATTCTGATACACAGCACTCTCTTCTCCCCACTGTCTAGCACGTTGCTCTGCCCACTTCCTGCTAATACGTCCTGCTGCTATGCTTTCTTCTAGAGTGACGTGTCTAGTATGCCAATCCTCATACCCTGGCTTATGCATGTGTATATCAAAGAACCGACCTGTTGGATCACCAGGCGTGCTGATTGCAAGTGCTAATGCTTCATAGATAGTGCTTGCAGTGCTAATTACTTGTGATTGCCTGTGATCCTCGATCATGTCAGAGACACGTGGTGGAGACATGGTTGCTGGCAACGTGCTTGCAGGAGTACGTGTGGAAGCAATCCCTTGCCCATGAGGGACGACCAGGGGTGGGTTCTGAAGGACTGATTTGGACTTGTTTGCTACACTATTAGAACCACTCTTCTGAATACCCTCTACAGAAGCACGTGCATACACAGCACTGGAACTTTTGTTCTCTGCACCTACGGCATTACGGGAATCGTTTCCTATACTACTTTCTCCATTAGGGGAATTACTATTATATAAATTATTTTCTAACCCTGTTACTGGAGTTCCTCTTTCGTATTCTGATATTGTTAATCCTTCATTACTAAACGCACCCTCTGCTGCGTCCCAAGTTGGTCCTGGTATCGTCTTGGCTTCGTCAAAAACATAGAACATTCGTGTTGCGTGCGCACCCTCAATTGTAGTATGGTCATCGCTTGCTACAGCAAATGCCTCTACAATCCCTTGGTTCAACTTGATACTCATTGTGAGGAGTTCTTCCCTTGTATATATCCCTCTTCCTATCTCAGACCACTCTAGAAACTTTGCGGATTTCTTAATCTCTGGCCATAGATACTTTTCCAACTGCCGCCACGCTGATGCCGTTGTAGCAACCTTGGCATCTGTTTCTGCTGTCAAAACTCCATGGTGAACCAATATGCTTGCGATTGCCGTCTTTCCTAATCCGTGTGGACCTCTTACAGCAACCCTGTAATGACCATTGTCAAAGTATCCTAATATTTCCTCTTGATATGGAGCCATCGTTTTGGCAAATGTCGGCAAGCAATCATACACGAATGCTATCCTGTCGTGTCCATACATTTTCCTGAATCTAGCATACGTATTGTTTCCTGAGACGTGTATGGAAACACTTCGGATCAGGTCTATAATTGACGTGGGTGTTGAAGCATTCGATTCTAGCATAGTCTAAGAAGCATTCCGAAATGATTTACCTGTTTGATATGATTTACGTGCGAACACATGTGAAAAGAGATAGTTTGGAAATGCTTGCTCTTTACGTGTTTAGTCATACACAGAATATGAACGACCTGCACCTTTGGGACTTCTTTTTTGCTTTGCTTTCGAAGCACCACCTTTGTCCAAGGCTGCAACAAAGTCGCCAACAGTCTTGAAGCCATATCTATTCATATCGTCAAGCTCAATAGCAGCCTGAGTGTTTCCATAGAAGCCATCAATATCTGCAACGATGACTTCGTTCTTCATCTGACGATAAAACACGTTCTTCAATTCAGCGACAGAATCAGCTCGGCTCGCCATAGAAGAGGCAGCCAAATGTGCTGCCCTACCTTCAGGACTGTTGAATAGTTTTGCCAGCGTAGTTGCTTTCTTCTTTGCCTGTTCCTCTGATCTTTCGTAATCTGTGTATGTAACACCATCAGAAGACGTCACAGTATATGCGAAAGAATTTTCATATCTACCTGGCTTGACACTGACTTTAGACCCATGTACTTCAAATGAATTGCTTGTTGAGGATGCTTGCGCACCACCACCAGTACCAGGCAAACTACCACCCTGTTCACCAGGACGTCCTTCATGATTGAAATGACCTGAACCTGAACCACCTTTTGTTACGATTTTGAGTTTCATGATTTATCTCTCTTATCTAATGCAGATTCGATGACTTCTGCTTTGCGAGGAGCACGATTGATTGTAACAAATTCCTCTTCACCGACCTGTCTACGCATTGCCCACGTAGAACCTGGATACATGAGAATGTCCTTTGTAGGAATTCGTGTTTTCACAAGGCGATAGCTTTGCTTTGTCCCCCAATATTCAATTGCTTGTTTTGCTCCTTCTGGCGTCCTAGACCAAGATGATAATATGTCATCATTCAAATCCACTTCACCAGATGTTGGAAATTGTTCATAATCGTATACGTTATGCAACGCACGGTAAACTTCAATATAACCTTCAGGATAATCTTTTGCCAATTTTGATTGCGTATAATCGTATAAATTCTTGATTGCTTGTTCAAACTGTGCAGGATCTACACGCACTCTTTCCATAAATCTTTCATACACAAAGTTCTCTTCTTGTGACACTCCAAACGCTCTAGAAGCTGCTGCTTGTATTGCTGTAACATTACTGTCCTTTTCATCAGCTACAGCCCAACCTTGCAAGAAACTGTTCAATCTGCTCCAATATTCGCCGACTGCATCCCTTTCTTCATAATAGCTTGTATCTTTTACAGTGCCTCTGGATGCTGAGCCTCCTATTTCGCCTGGACGACCAGCGTGATTATGGAAACCAGAGCCGGCACCTCCCTTCAAGCGGAGTTTAGCCTTCTTTGTAACAATCTCAGGCTCAAACGGAATAAATTCCGGGACTACATTGTCCTCAGCGAGTTTACCACCTTTGAATCGCAATTTGGCAGTCTTTCTTTGCCGTTTTGCATCTAGAACAGCCTCATCTGTTGTCAACAGACCTCTTCCATAACGTGCAGCAAGCTCATCAGAAATATTTCCATACAAAACACCAGAAATCTTTGACAAATATACTTTGAAATTGTGAATCGCTTTCGGATGATAAGTATTCCACCCACCAGGCACTCTGTCCCACTGAACTATATTGACAGGATTCATAAAATTCCCGCCAATAGCAAGTGTTTGTTGAGCATAATATTCTCTTGCTTTTGCTAATGCTTCTTGGTCTTCAGATTTTATCTCATCTAATGAATATATTTTCGTGCTTTCTCCAAGGGATGTAGGAATGCCTCCAACAGAACCTCCAATCTGTCCTGGTCTGCCTCTGTGCCCAAAGTGACCAGAACCTTTGCCTCCCTTTTCAACTGACTGTAATTGTGTTGCCGCAGCACCAGCGACAGCAAAGATTCCGAGTGGTTCATCAGTTTCTAAAACAGATTTCCAAAAGTCTTTGTCAGACTCACCATTCACATCTTCTGGCTTGGAAATAATTAGCATCAAAATCCTCCGAGTTTAGTCAAATCTACAACAGCATGCCAACTGCCAAAGTTAGAATCGTCGTCTAACAAGAATGCTTTTCCAAACTCTAAAGGCATATCTCTAGATACATCATCGTTTCTGATGTATCTACCGTATGTTGTCATGCCAGGATATTTGAATGTAGCAATATCGTATGCGGAATGTAAATTATTTAACGATGCCATAAATGCTTCTCGTACACCAGGTTGTCTATAAATAGCATCGAATTTTGCACTAGCATATGTCTTCATCAACATCCTAGCACGGAACAATTGACCTTCATTGTCTTTGAAATTAGCACCCTCTTTCGCCCACGCATATTTACCAATTGTAATGTCAGCACTGAATTCCATAGTCTTGTATCCCGCCATTTTTGCCATCATTGCATGACGAGTTACAAGAGTTGTGCCATAATCCTTGTCTCTAAATCTATCTCCTATCTTCAAATATCCTGCATAAAATGTATTTGGCTTGCCTTCAGATGCCATCAGCTCGTAATTTAAATAAGCAACATTAGTATCATTCTCACCAGCCTGATAAATATATGCACGTATGCCTATCATCGAATCGGATTCTATTCTGATAGATACATTTGCAGTTGTGTTTGGAAGATACACCATCTTCTTTATATCTTGCAAATTGAAGCCAAATTTTTGCTCTAATTGACTTATTTCCTCTTGTGTAAAATCTGCTGTGTTTACATGCACAATGTCATTGGATATTTCAATAGGAATTGATTGCCAATCCTGCATAAAAGCAACCATCTTGTTTTGAACATTTGCTCGTACTGCTTCTGATGCAGGAGCCACAACAGTTGGTTCTATTTGAGGAGTTGGTTCTTGTGCTCTATCTCCTAGCATCTGACTTGCTGCATTGCTATAACCTTCTGGCTGTCCAAAAGATGAAAGTTGGTTATAATTGTCTGGAGCACCGTCGACATACCAAAGATCGTTTGGAACTTCACCTCTATAGATTAGCTCATTTATCCTACGTTCGAGTTCGCGACGAGCGTCTTGCAAATGCTCAGTAGAATATGCTAACTCTTGTGCAATTTGTTCTCGTGCTTCTTCACGAGAATATCCACGATAATTGATATATCGATACATCAATTCGCCACGATCGCGTCTAATTTGCCTTCTAAGCTCGTCTGCTGTACGAGCCAATTCTCCAACTTCATAATCACCGTAAATCCATTGAGATTCTATAGCATATGTCTCTATTGGTGGAGCCGATCTACGATGACCACGACGTGCACGACTGCCTCCAACAAGTCCTGGACGACCATAGTGTCCCCAATGACCAGAATCGTCAGTCCCAACCTTGAATATTAACGTAATATTGGTCAATTTTACCGATTGCATTCGTTGTAGATCCTCCTGGGAGCGCACAGATGGACTTTTTATTAGGTTGGGAAAACTATATCTTCTTTTCGAATAAACAATGTTATTCCAGCCGGAATTCCAATGTAATATTTTGGCTCTACAACCATATAGCAAACCTGACCACCATCGCCAATCAATGGTATTGGAAATATCATCAATTTTCCAATCACATGAATGCGTTTTCCAACATCATCCACACTCCCTGTTGGATAAAAATCATATTTTGGCTTATAAACACCATTATATGTCCTGTCCCAACGCAGTACCGAATCTTTCGAAACATTCACAGTCGTAACAGGCACATGCAAACCGATAGCACTTTTCAATTCTGAAAGTACTCGATTTATCTCTGCAAACTGATTTCCAACACTTGAAGCCAAATCATTTATCTTTGCATCCAATTTGTCACAGCAATCAACAGGAGGAGGAGAAGTCGTGCCCCAGTTGAGGAAGTCCTTCATTGTCAGCGCATAGATCCACTTATTGACGTCAATGTCAGGAACATTCCCAGGCACAGGCTTCGCAAACGAGAAATTATCCCAAACAGCGTACTGCCAAGCAACGATTTTAGCTTTATTCCACACGCTTGGAAATACAGGCGTGCCAGCTGTCCAATGAGCACCCCATAACCAACACCAGGGAGGAGGAGCAATATTTCCAAGAAGCTCGAGATAATACTTTACAGATGAATAAATACCGTTTTCGCGATTGTTATTATGAAGATAAGTCTGAAAAGCAAGCATATTTTGCTTGCGAGTAGTCACTGGTGTGGTTGTGCCATCGGCTTCATAATCTCCGTAAGAAACCACGATGGCTCCATACTTTTCAACCTCGTCAGCAAACTCTTTGGTTGCGTTCAGGTGAAAGTCTGCCTGATTAGAACCTGACATATTTCCAATATGAAAGTGATAGGTCTGAACCATCATTCCATCGTCAAGCGCACGCTTCCAGTTGCCAGCCTTCCAAGCTGTGTCTACTTCCATACCTATCGTAGCACGAATAATAGTGCCAGGAAATCCACCCTCTCTTGCCGCAGCATGATCAACTTCTTTTCCGTTTTCATATTGCCAATGAGACTCGTCGATAAGCTGTTTATAGACTGCTTCAGCAGCCTGAATCCCGACCTTTGCAAACAGCTTTGAAATAAACGATGGCTCGGGATAGGTAAATGCAGCAGGATTTCGGATTGGTTCAGTCATAGTCTTACCATCCTTTTCTTATCAACATCCCAATATTCAAATGACTCATCTTTTGGAATTCTTTTTTGAATACCATTCGAAGATACAACGAGACGAACACCACTGTCATTGTCGTGCAAAATTACAGCTGGCTTGTCTCCTGCATAAAATGGAAGATGAGCCACAACATTCCAACCTTCGCGACCTTCATATTTTACAGAACTTCCAATTTGGAAATGATTAAATAGTCTATCACGCGATTGCTTGAGTGAATTCTCATCTGATGACATATCGTTATTGCTCATCTTTTTTGGAGGAACAGCTTCTGCACCATCGATGAGCGCATTTACATAAGATGTAATCCTCTTAACACCGTCATGCTCAGCAGCCTTATGCCCACCAACCTCTTTGCCGTAATATTTACGTTCCCACGCTTTTCTTTCTCTTGACTTTCCATCATTATTAGGATCATCCCAACCATCTTCATCAACTGCATGTCTTCCTTCTTCTGCCAATATATCTATTTCTTTGCGTATAGCATCGTAAATTTTCTTATTTCGTATTTCATGCTCACCAATTGCAGATTCTGGATCCATTTCTTCGAGAACGGCATCAGCACCAACCATACCTTTCACAATAAACTCTAAATTTTCCCCTGCTGGTAATCCACCGTCTGCTTCCAAACCGATTAATAGGTTATACATATCTGGATAATTCTTAATGTTTCTTATTACATCAAGAATCATGTTTTCTGTATTCACTTTCTGACCAGGCTTGTATAGAGCCTTTACAGAATCCCCACCACCAGTACCAGGTAAACTCCCTCCTTGTTCACCAGGTCTTCCTGCATGGTCAAAATGTCCTGAACCAGAACCACCTTTTCTTACGATTATTAGTTTCATTGCTCAATTTCCACAATGCTTTTCATCGATACTTCAGACGGTCGCATAGTCAATTCCATATCTCCTCCCATACGCACGGCAATTTCTTTCACAACACGCTCGCGTACATCAGGATCGGGAATATATTTCATAAGGATATCAACCATTGTAGCACGCAAATACAGCACTTGTGCCGCTGTAAGAGTGTTTCGAGAATCTATCCTGGATATCTTATCAACGAGATTTCCAAGAGTCATGATCAGCGCATTGAAGCGACCAAACCATAACCCATAATTTTCGTCATCAGGATTTGGAAATTTCTCCAGGAACTCATCAAAGATAGCACGTGTCGCGGCAAGATGCTCAGTCAAATCAAGCAAATCGTCACGCGACAAATTCAGATAATTTTCTATTGAATCCCGCAAACGCAAACGAGTTTGTTTGGCATTGATACCAGTTGAAATTGTCGGAGTCTTGTCTGCCCCACCATGAAATCTGCAGGCACCTGTTCCAAGATGGCTTGTTCTGTAACCTGCCTCATGAGTACAACGCATGGTTGGCTGATTTTTCATCTTACGATAACATATAGCCTTTGGTTCTTTACCGTTGTTTGGCAATCGTACGAGATACGTATCTCCTCCAATTGTACCTCGTCGTATTTCAACTATCTTTGCTTGTTTCTCTTCAACTGACATAATACCTCTATCACAATTTCTTCTTTTTATTCTTTACAATTTTCTCATTAAACTAAACTTGTCTGGAAATAGGTTTTGGCTTCCAAACAGGCTCAATGTTGTGCTCTTTAAGCTGCCGTATTAAAGATTCTATTCCCATCTGCCACTCATCGAGGAGTTCGTCTCGCTTTTTGACCTCATTCCGCAATGAATCTAGTTCTGTTCGCATGATTCCCATTGTTTTGTTTGTATCTTCCACCTGTTTCAATGCTACAATAACTTGATCAGCCGACATTCCGGCTGCAGTAGCAAACTTTGTAACAGCATCTGCATCAGAAACAACTTCTTCGTGAGGAGTCATCTTGAAAGATTTATACAATGACAGTGCAGCAATAACAAGCGCAGCAATTCCAGCCAAATCTACTGTGAAGTCAGGCATAATCCCCCTCAGTCGCATTTCGACCTAAGAAGTGCTCCCGCACTCATCACAGCAAGCGTGACAGTAATTGCAGGGCGAATAAATATTTTACCAAATAATACAGAATCGATTGGAGCGGTCGCAGGATCGGTAAACAGCACATACACATAAACAGCAGCCCAGTATATACCAACAACCCCACTAACAATTTTTATCCAACGAAAACACGAGCCTTTCTTCAACAAACGAGATACCTTAAATTGCGACACAGCTAAAATCAGTGCAAGTATCAAGTTTGTCAATGCTAAAATCATAGCAATATCCATAACAGCCTCCATAATATATACGCTATGGAAACTTTATTTGCATACCAGCCAAGATCGTGCATAATGTTTCCGCAACATGCACGCCAAATATTTCTGCAATATCTGGCTTTATAGAATATTCTTCGTCGTATTCTGATGTCCTTCTATCAAAGAAATTGCGATAGTGATAACGCAAAAAGATAATAGTGGAAATATATAAAGAATTTGCTTCAGCCTTTTCACAACCAACTATCTTACATAAATCATCTATGAGTTGTCTCTTACCACTATTATTGAGCAATGCTTCAAAAATATACTCAGAAGCAAGATCTATTGTATCGGATGGAAAGGATGGAAATCTTTTCCTATTGCGCTCTATCAATTCAGACAATATGTCATCAGGCTCCTGATTTGAAGGAGCCTCGATTACATGAAGATCTATGTCATATTCTTCAGAATACCTGTATTGCTGTCTAAGATATGTTATACAAATATTTCTTATGACAGTTGTTAGATAATTATAAAGATTGGAAATACTTTGATCAAAGAATGGAAGCGCATATTGCACACGCAAACACGCCTCTTGTATCAAATCTTCACGATATATAGGATCGTAAATGCTAACAATGACTTCAACCAAGCTCATCGAGTGTTCAATGACAAGATCAAGGATCTTCTGATCTCGTGACTTGTTCCATTGAACAACAAGGTCTGTAACATATTCATTGTCGAATATCATTCCACATCTTTGAACCTTTCATATCCGTAGTGTGCCAAACATAATGCATCTGCGATGCCGGAATGTGGTTTCTTAGATCTTGGAGTTGCCAATAATTCTACGCTTGGATAAACTCTGCGACAAAATTCAATTGCAGCGTCCTTATCTTTCTTTGTATCGGCAAGGATACTTTTCTTCCATGTTTGAGGAGCAATAAGATATAATGGCACTCCCAAAGATGTTATAACACCATGAATTACACCAACTGTATATCCAAACGAAAACATTGAAGACACACCCTGCCCTGGCATTGCGTGCACTTTCTCAACAACAGCGATTGCGTTCAATTCCTCAGTATGATTATACAGAAATTCGTATATTCTTGCGATATCCAAAGTCTTACCTGCTAATGGTGTTGCTATCGCTTCGATATACGTTTCACAATCGTGCACATGAACAACTGCAATTCCACCAGATTTACCAGGATCTATCCCAATATACACGTCAATCTTCATATGGAATCCTCTGTTTGGAAATAATCACAGGCATAAGCAAATTTGTTCGCATCATTGGAGTTTTCAATTTCAAAAGATTACTGAACAACTTGCCGTCTACCAAAGATATAAATCCATTACTGTGTAAATACTTCTTCAACCCTGTAGTATTTACAGGTGCACGATTACCAACTGCTTCAATGATAGCATTGCGTGCTCCTACTCTATCAGCACGCAAATTTGTTATCAGAAGATTTCCTTCTAATCTTTGAAATCCAAATTCAGCTATATTGGCTGCTATCTTGCCTTTCATCACGAGTTTAGAATGAAGACCAAGTGCCACATTCATAATACATGTCAGATTCCCATATTCTTGGAAAAGTTTAGTAGCAGTCTTTTCGCCAACACCATACACACCTGGAATGTTGTCGCTTGAATCTCCTTGTAAAGCACGCCAATCGACAAACTTATCAACAGGCACACCAAATGTTTCTTCTATCAAATCAGGTGTATAAATCACGTCTCTTACAGGATTGTACACAGAAACATTTGATGTAACTGCTTGTAACAAATCTTTATCTGTTGTGACAATAATTGATTTGTCTTTTACAATACGCGATGCATGATACATCAAGTCGTCTGCCTCTGCACCATATTTCCAAACAGACACAACACCCATCAGAGGCAACGCTATGTTTTCCAACTCTTTCATTTGCCTCATAAAATCGACATACTCGTCTGGATCATCGCCAATATGACGATTTGCTTTGTATTCAGGAACTGCTCTTTTCCTGTATTCTGGAACTCCTCCATCCCAGCACACAATAACAGAAGATGGTGAAAATTTTTGAAGCATTGTTCCAAGCACACGTAAAAATCCGTAAGTCACAGATACATCAACACCATGATTAGACAATGAAAACGTATGCTTACAACGATGTGCAAGATTATTTCCATCAATTATCAGGAGCATCTTCCTCTACCTCATTAGATGCAAAATCGTCTTCAATTGTTGCCATCATAGTTTCCGCAATAGCATCGAAACTGCTATCGTAAATACCATTCCAAGCATTTTTGGAAAACTTTATTGGTTCATACTCAGGCAACTCTAATGTTTGAGAACTGCCGCTCGTCGTTATGAAGCCATTATCTTTCAGCCAAAGATATGATGCCAATGGATCGTCAATACCATCGCCAAAATATATTGGCAATATTGTTTCCTTGAATGGAGCGGCAACTTTATTCTTTACGACAACAGCACGAGTATTCATTCCAACAATACGTTTTCGTTTTCCATCTATAACCTTTAATTTATTAGCAAGAGACAATTGCACACGAACAGATGCATGAAATGAAATTGCTTTGCCTCCAAACGTCGCTGTCTTTTCGCCAAACATTACACCTAATTTATCGCGTGTTTGATTGAGGAACAACATCCCAGTCTTTTCTTTGGAAATCTTACGTGTAATTTTACGCAATGCTTGTGATATTACACGAGCATGTGTAAGATATCCAACATCGCCATAATCCTTATCCATTTCTGCAGATGATGAAGTTGCAGCCACACTGTCCCAGATCATCAACAAAAATGCTTCAGGAGCCATTTTCATCTTCAATTCCAAAGCATAATCAAAGAACTTGAATACTTCATCAACCGTGTCTGGACTGGCATAGATCAGTTCATCAACATTGACGCCAACCTTATGCATCATTGCTTTGCTAACAGCAGTTTCGGTATCCGCATACGCAACAATTCCACCATCTTCTTGTGTAACAGCAGCCATTTGAGCCGCAATAAGAGATTTTCCAGATGAAGGATCGCCAAACATTTCAGTCATTCTACCGACTGGTAATCCACCACCCATTATAACGTCAAGCGCAACACAACCAGTGGATACAAACGACGACACAGTACACGGAGAAGTATCGTCACTCAATAAAGATACTTCCATCTCTTTCTTACGCATTGCTGCAACCATATTTCTGGCAATGCTAAAACTTTTTGCTGTCATTCACGTCCTCCATAACACTTTTTGCAAGATCTAACAACTTATTTATCTTATCATCTTCTAAATCGCGTGTTTGGAAATATATGTCAAGTAACTCTAAATGCGAATATGTTGCTATGTCTTCACCTTCTTCTAATTCTAAACGATTACGCTGCTCTCTTTTTATATCTAAACGCATCCCGTGTACAAGGTACACTCCTGCCGATTTCAGTGCTTCTTCTATAACATTTGCAACATAAGTGTCGGCATTATCTTCTGTAGCAGATACGATAACTCTAACAACATGATCCTTCAAATCTCGTTTGGAAATAATAACAAGAACTTTCTTTGTAATATTTTGAGATGTAGTTGCCTCTACACGTATTGTCTTGAAAGGACGAGGATCGACAGAAACAAATTCCCATTCTGCAGGATATATACCGTCTTCATCATAAATAGAAACATCGATAAATCCCTTATCGTCGTTCTCCTCAGAAAAATCAACACGGTCAAGGCTTCCAGCATACACAACCGGAACTTCTCCTGCAGCACTCAGACTTTGATGATGATGAAGATGACCAAGAGCAACGTAACTCCATTTATCGCTAATCAGCTCCTTGATAGGAATATCAGCAGATGTGCCGATTGTCATAGATTGTTCTGAACCAAACATTGCTTCACTAACAGAAAAATGACCAGCAAACACAGCTGGCTCATCTTCCGATAACATGCTTTCCAATTCGTGTATCATATAACACACACGTTCTTGAAACAATTCAGCAGAATTTGGAAATTTGATTTCTTTTGTGTCTAAAAATTGTTGTTTGATTGGATATGGAAATGTTGCTATCTGTAATCTTCCGTGTTTTGTATCTATTTTATGAACATCATAATCCCAACCAACTATAACATTCGGCACTTTCAGTGTTGTAAATACATCAACTGCCGATGCCTTATCCAAACTGCCAGGCATGTCATGATTTCCAACCACTATAACAACAGGGCATTGTTCTGATAGCCTGATTATACGCTCACCAAATTCTTGAAAATATGTAGGATTAGGCGAATGATGATGAAATGCATCCCCTGTAAATATGACAGCGTCAACATCTTCACAAACTGCATAATCTATCATGGCATCTAGTGAATCAAGAAAATCCATCACTCGTCCAGGCAAATGTGTTTCTTTGTCTAATGCCCCACGAGTATCCGCACCCATATGAAAATCGCTAAAATGAAGAAGTCTTATCATTGTAAATCTATAAATTTTCAAAGGAAGGAGCGCAGTGGTCTCTACCCTACGCTCCTTCCTCATCGATTATCCGCTGGAATCCATATACAAGTTTTCTAGAGCCTTCTTCCGGTCATTACTTCCTACCAAGCGATCCCCTCCCACAGTTGAGCGGAGCACCAGGCAAGCTACCATGTTTGGCCATCCAGCGGCATAACCCATCTAGCGATGACGACGAGCGACTACACGACGACGAGTCTCACGAGCACCAGCATTTTCTTTCTCGTCTTCGTCTTCGTCTTCGTCTTCGTCTTCAACAACCGTCTTTTTTGAAGGTTGCTTTACAGACTGTTTTGAGGATTTCTTTGGAGTTTCTTCCTCTTCTACAGTGTCTTCATCCGCAGCCTGTAAACTGTCAACGATGTCGTCCGCATCAAGATCAAATTCTGAGATGATGCGGTCATACGGCATCAGCCATAACACATGACCGCTCGACAATTCTCGATCTTCTTCAGGATCGTCCGATACTTCGACGACTGTCAAATCTTTGGCTTTTTCAAGCCATTCTTCGATAACATCTTGATCAGCATGTAAAGGAGATGTGCGTGGCTTTGGTCGTACCTCGTATTTTGTTTCACGACCAGTCCCTTCACGCTCAATGGTAATGTCAACTCCCTTTGCCAAATCGGTGATATCCCCGTAATCCGGATCAAGGATCAAGCTCGAGATAGACCCCATCACGATAACACCAGGAGTGTAGATCTGAGGACCTGCATCCTCGTTTGCGCGATCGACGACATTCATCCAATATGATTTACGCAGACCAAGCATCCCTGCAAGCTCTTTCGATGCCTTGTCTCCAGCTTTCTTCAATTCATCGATTACTTCACAAACAGGGCAGTCAAGCTCGCCTTGTGAAGTAAATTGAGGACAATATACACTCCGCTTTCCATCAGGAGGAAAGTTGTGTTTGCCAACAGTTTGGTAAAAGAATTCCATATCTCCAACTTCTGGCAAAATGCGGATCGTGTTCTTACCAACTTTCGGAGACCAGAAGCCTCCCCGACCGCTGCCCATGTCTGTTTTCCGTAATTTCTCACGGATGGCAGCAAGACGGTCAACATTTGAAGAAGCCTTTTTCGTCGTAGCCATTTTTCCCTTTCCTGCAAATAGAGTAAGATAGTAATTTTTAGAGGAGTGAAGCGACCAGCGGCGAAAGTCGCAGGAAACTTGCCGACTGGCACCCGACCTCACTCCTCTAATATACTAAACTTGTTTACTCTCGCTTTGATTTTAACGCTTTCTTGGCATCATCAATTGCAGCTTTGTATGCATTATCACGAACGTTCATACCTGTCATGCTATATTCCTGTCGCAATTGAGCACCAAGCGAGATAAGCATTTCAGCACGCATTTGAAGTGCACGCACGATTGCTTTCAATATATCAACCTCTTGTTGTGCCAACGCATATGCATTATATGCTTTTTCGTAATCTTCGTCACGCATTACAAGAGACCTGATTACTGCCTCTGTGTATTTTTGTTCTTTCTTTTCCAAAGATCTACGATGATATTCATCAGCAGATGCATATTCTTGCTCTTTTTCCAAGGCAGTATGTGCTAATTCCCTCTCAGCATCTGCTTGAATAGTGGCAAAGAAGGCATACAACGATGCTTGGTGTGCAAATTCAGCTGTAAGATTGTTCTCGTCAATGTCAAACAATTCTGAGATGTCTACACTCTTTTGCACACCTTTTCTAACAAACGATATTTTCGATCCTTGGATATCGTCAATTATGCTCATATAGCCTCTATCTTCTGCACAGAGTAGATTGTCATGTGACCATAAAACAGGTCGTCTCTAATTCCACGAGCCATTGTAAACTTCACACCCTCCTCGCGATAGATCCATTCGACAACATAACCTTGTGCCTCATCGTCAGGATTATTTCCAAGATTGATGATATCTGATGGCTTGCCAAGTTTCTCTAAGACAGTATCAGCCCACGTTCCTATCACAATCTCTGCATACGTTTCAATCTCAGCCATACAATTCCTCCCACTTTTCCAAACTGATCATCGTACCATAATGAGAACCAACATCAACATCAGCCTTGAGTGGACTTTTCAGCCAACTCATATCTATTTCAGGAGCGTAGTCTTTTGCGTAATCCTTTACATTTTCCATACAATCTACACAAATCTTCGCAGCTTGCATGACTTCGCTTTTCGGAACATCTAACATAATACTATCATGAACGGTATTTACCAAACGTGTTTTCATGCCTCGCAACCTATCAGCAACATTTATCAAAGCAAGCAATAAGGTATCAGAAGCTGCCGATTGTACAGGCATATTCACTGCCGCTCTACGATCTGCGTTTCGCTTTTTCATATCTGAATCATTGATATAATACAAGTATTCACGTCTGCCAAACGGACTTTCGACATAGCCATGATCTTCAGCAAATTCGATTGTACTATCTTGGAAATCCCGCACTTCAGGAAATGCCTCAAAATAATCTGCAACCAGTTGTTCTGCTTCATCCATCGGCATATTATACAAATGATGAAGTGTATTCGCATCACCACCATAAAGCAACGTCCAATTCGTCCATTTATAACGATACCTTATAGACTTCTCAAGCTTGGAAATCTCTTCGAATGTTATGTCTTGAATCGGTTTCCCTGTCAAAGCACGCAACGCAACGCTCGAATGAAAGTCTTTTCCGCTCCTATGGATTTCCAACATTGGTTCACAATCAGCAAGCGATGCAAAACAACGCAATTCCATACCACTAAAATCTACCGACATTACTACACCATCTCCGTACAACTCTTTCGCATTGTACATGATAAACTTCTCGCCGATACTTGAAACACACAGGCTTGGTTTTCTGTGATAACTGTGTGTAAAGATGTTCTTGATTGGCAAGATTTCCAATAATGTTCCAGGCTCCTTCTCAGGAGTTGGAATATTCTGTAAATTCATGCCTTTTGAATGCTTATCTTTGTCACCACTAGAACTGAGTCGTCCTGTTCGTGTACCATGCAAATTATAAGACGTTCTTACACGCCCATCACCAGATTCCCAAACACCAGTTGCCGCAGGTCTTAGATAAGTGCTCATCATCTTACCAAGAAGTTTATAATATCTTATCATTCTCAAGATAGGATACATATCTTCTTGTGGTCGAAGTGCTCCCCCCGATGTTGTAGAACGCACCGTTCCATCAGGACGTGTCACTTTTGGTAATGCTATGTTATAATAATTTTCGTACAAATCTAACAGTTGTGCAAAGCTCTGAGGATTGAATTCGTATATAACCTTCTTTCGTTTCTTTTTGTTCACTTCTTTCAATGCTTTGTTTCTATCTTTAGACATAATCCTTACATAATGATCATCAAGAATTTCTACATATGTCTCTCTTTGTTTTTGGGAATATATCGCAAGATATCTTTCGGCAATATATTTATCCAATTTGATACCATTACATTGCATTTCGCAAAGAACGTCGCTGACTGGCAATATCAATTGATCGTATAAAATTGCTTGTCTGTCTGTCAACTCAGGAAACAGCTTATCGTGAAGCATAAGAGTTGCTTCAGAGTCCATTGCACCATATGGTAACAATATTTCCAAAGGTATCTTAGCATACGAACCACCATAGTTTGGATTTGCTTCGCGATGCTCACGAATATATGTCGTCAATTCCTGCTCATATTCATACATACCCAAATTTATACCAGCCAAACGCTTCAGACCATGAATTCCTTGCCGACTATCCAACAAATGACTAACAAGCATAGTGTCACCACCAGAAGCAAACATGAAATCAAGATTTCCAAACGTCTGCATCTGATCAAATTTTATATTATGACCTATGACATGACCATCGTGATCCAACAATATATCTGTCAATGTCTGAACAACAGCATCGCGCTCAGACATATGTTTATAAGATGATTCGCGATTCCACCAAGATTCAGGATGATCTATTGGAAATGCATATGAATAGTCACCGCCAGCCAGTGATACCGATATAATACTAGAATTTTCGGAAAATGCATCTAACGATGACGTTTCAACATCATAAGATATATACTCGCATTCAGCCAATTGATCTTTCATAGCCTGAATGTCTTCTAAAATCTTTGGAAATGTACGATTGAATTTCTTTTTCTTCTCAGTCCCCTCTAATGCCCCAAGCATTCCAGCAAGCCATTCGTCTGTGGCATTAGAATTTCGTAATATATATGCAGGATGAAAAAGAGGGACATATAATCTCTCCTTTTCCACAGGTACACCATTCCATTGAGATATACCTGTCTGACCAAGCACAGCATTCAAAGGAACGTTCCCGTGCAAAAACACTATCGGAGCATTCAGCTTCTCTATATCTTCAAGAACAAATCTTGAACAATAGTTTATAGCCTTCTTGGTAATCTTATTGCCAACAGGTCTACAACGCACAACGTTCGTGAACGCTGTATTTTCATCTGTGAAGCCAAATTCTATAAGTGCATTACGTAATAATGAGCCAGCATCGCCAACAAACGGTATTCCCTTCTGATCTTCTCGCTCACCTGGTGCTTCCCCTATGATAAGGAGTTCCGGCTGACTACTGCCGGAAAACTCCATAAACGGATTTTTACACGATTTCCAACATCCGCATTCAATACATATAGGATTATTTTGCGATGGACTGATTGTATTGCTGCTCATCTGCTTCCTGCTCAGAACGTATGATGTTTCTCATCTTGATAATCTCGACCTGTTGCCTTGCCCATGATGAGAATGTGAGCGCAAGAAAGAACAATAACACGCAAATCAGTACTACCAAGATGACAATTTTCTCGTTGGAAATCTCTGGAGTCATGACAACATCCTCCGAATTGCGAGCGGAACTATAATGACTATGCAAATAAGCGCAATGGCAAACATATAACGTAAATCCATAGGCATATCATCGAATATCCCTGTGTTTGGTAATGCTGTCGGGGAAGGGATTGGAGTCGGATCGTCAGGCTCGTCTGGTGGTGGATATACAATCGACGTTTTGGTGACTGTCGCGAATGGAGTACTTGTTTGTTCTTCAGGAGGCGACGATGGAGTTGGCTCCAAAGTATCAGTTGGAAAAGGTGTAGCCGATGGCACAGGGGTGTTTGTAGGAACAGGCGTCGCCGATGGTTCAGGAGTCTTTGATGGCTCAGGAGTACTTGATGACTCAGGTGTCTCTGTGCACAATATACAAAATACACTACTCGGGAGTGCCGCTGTCGTCAAGCAAGTCAGGATCAATACCAAACACAATAGCAACAGCATCCCGCAACTGATTCCGAATATCTCCCCACTCGCTTTCTTCATCTTTCATTCCTCCTAAGAAATTTCCAAGCTCTTCATATGACATCTGACGACTCTTTTCATAAACACTTTCGCCCAACTTTGGTTGCCACGCTTTCCAAAGCATATACAGAACACTTTCGCCCAACTTTGGTTGCCACGCTTTCCAAAGCATATACAGAAGCGCATAGTCGAAGATTTCAGCAACATCCTGATCGACCGATTCGTCTTCGACCATAGCCTTACGACCATCAGACAATGTTTCAACACGCAGCAGCTTCTCGCGCATACGCAAGAGGGGTGTAAATCCCTCATTATTTTGCCAAGCATCGCCATAGTCCGCATTCTTCTTCAGAATATGATTGATGCGCTGCTCGCAAATATCCAACAAAGTCCCTCGCGACACTTTAACCTTCATACGATATCCTTTCAACTTTCCGGATTGGTTTCCTCTTCACCACAGGATGAAGCCTGTAATTGTGCGGAGGAAGTCCTTTCGTAACACCATGAATATCCAAAGGTGCATAACTAACATTATCAATCTCATCAACACGCATTTCAATATAATGCGGACGATACCCATGCTTCTTTTCAAATGCTTGAATGGCAGCCTCTAGCTGCAATTCCAGAGAAGCCTTTACAACCTTTTCTCCTTTATTAGGCTGATCATTATAACTATACTGCTCACATAAAACGCTCACAGCTCCTCCTGGAGCCTTACAAATGGATTCTAGCTCTACTTTACTAAACTTGTACGATTGGTGGATTATATAGTGACCGTGGTCTTCCTTCACCCAAACGCACACGCTCGTACTTATCAAATTCGCAAAGGGAATGCTCAATATCCCGCATTTCCAAGGCTGAAATCCACTTTGGAAGATATGTCATATTGCTAGATGCACGCAATAGATAACGCATTATGTCAAGATAACCTTCTCTATCTGGATACCTCTTGGTGTCTTTCTTGACATTATAATCCTTCTTGTTATACACAGGATTTCCAAGCAAACGATTGATACCACGCATACATCCTGGACCAGGATTCGCCCATGTCATAATATCATCTGCATCGTCAAGGTATCGTGTCCAACGCAAATCTGTGATGACTTCATAAGCAATGAATGGACCATATCCAGGATTATGTTTATTCAGACGATTGAATGCTTTTTCCAAAGTATCGCCAGGTTTTGGCTCTAATTCGCGACGTTGTTCCCACAGTTTACCAAAACATAAGCCAAACACCTGCCAAATTTTATCCCCTCCAAGAGTACCAGTAATCATATGTGCGCCTGTAAATATACGGTCGCCACGATTCCTTCTAATATACATCAAATTCATCACCCTCTCGGGATCATAATGATAGATGTATCCAATCTCCCGTTGTGTATCGATGTAATTATAAAGACGATAAGTGGCGATGTTGAAGAATAGTTCTCTATCGTCCGCATAAGGCTCCCGTATCGCTGTTCGACAGTGCACTGTGCCTGTATCCAGCTCTCTAAAGATATTTGTGAATTTATATGTCTGAAGGATTTTGTCGTCTGTCCATGGCCATTCATCGCCTCTGTTCCTCCGAATATAAATAGCATGCCGCTCTTTGATGAAGCCAAAGAATCGTTTCAAAGCATCTTTGGAAATCTCGTAATCACTCATTTCAATAACTCCAAAAATGATTTTGTAACTCTCAAAAGATGGTTTGTAGTCTTGTGTCCTTCATTGATTGTTTCATAAACAATTTCGGCATCTTCTTTCGTCGGCTCAGGATATTTTGGTAATAATCCAGACCGTGCACCAGCGTCAACATCACAACGCGAACAAGGATTGAAAATCCTTTTCTTATTCTGAAGAAATGTCCGTGCTGCTTCAAATCGCTGATGATTCCATATGTCTTCTAGATGCTCGTGATGAATGTTGGAAATCGGATACTCGCCTTTCCAATCATGACAACAAAGTGCAACAGTGCCATCCCAACGCACAGCAATTTCTCTGAACGGCATCGTACACGTTTTCTTCAATGGTTTGTCAACAGGAGGAGCAATTTTTGGATTTGCATTCCCAGCATGGTTATAAATAACACGCGAACGGACTTCCCCATTCCGACTCAACAAATCATCCATCAGTATAACCGTATTATTCAACTTCCTACGATGGTTATACCATGGAGACTGACCTGCAGGAGCCATCTCCTCATAATAATCTACAATGGAAATCCCTTTCAAACTATACGCTATCTCACGCAACTTATCACGTTCTGGATAATATGTATCCAAGATGATGAAGTCTATCCCTGCTGTAAAGATTGCTTCTACATTTTCTTGAGCAATCTTTGCGTTCAGAAATCTTACACCATTTGTAGTCAGTTGAAGTTGTGTCTTTGGCAAATGTTGCCTGAATATGTTGAATATTTTCAAATGATTAGGATTCATTGTCGGCTCGCCATGCATAGCAAATTCATAGCGAGAATCGGGACAAAATTCGGCACACTGTTTTGCCAACATACGTGCTATATAGATTTCCATAAATTTGTAATTTCCAGGCTTCTCGCGAATACCGTTAATTCCGCAAAACGGACATGTCCTGCTACATCCTTCTGCCAATTCAACTTGCACCGACCAAGGACGTGTTAGTTTGTTTCCCATTAAATTTTACCTCTAAGAAATTTTATCCAACGCTTCACAACATATTCTGAGCCATGATCGTCTAACACCACTCTGGCATTTGCACGAATAGTTTGGAAATCCCCCCAAGACTGCAATTTTAGCAATGATGCCAATTGTTTATCGTCATCTACAGCCAAACAATTGAAATTTTCAATCAATTCATCATCGGAATTTACGAACCACTTACGATTCAACACAAGCACAGCATTTCCATTTATTGCTTCCAGAAATGAATATTGTGTGCCACCACCGTCACCTTTGATAGCACTCATATCACACGAAAATTCTGCTCTACGATTCAACATAACAGCAAATCCTGGGGTACTTGGAAATGTTTGCTGTTCACGGGGATAATTAGGACCAGTGTAATGCTTGTTATCATTCCAACCTTTGTACTTCCCGACCACTTTCTGAAACATATACATCCGTGTATGAGCACCCCATAATTGTATTTGTTTATCCTTTGGTAAATGCTCATTAGCACGGATAAGAATATCTGTATGCTTGTCGTAATCCAGTCTGCATACAGATACAGCGTGAACATCACGTGGAACTTTGTGTGTTTGGAATTGAACGTAAGGATGAGGAATATATACCGGATCTAACCCATCGCGATGCAAATTGGTGTAATTTGCAATCCTGATAACAACTGGTCTAACACCATAGGTCTGTAGAAAATCTTTGAAGTCGCCACGATAATCCGTATGATCATGAAGCACAACTTCACAACCTGCCTCTATCAGTTTGGAAATCGGCTCATGCCAACCACGCCAAAATGTAGCAGTGACGATAGCATAATCTGAATTCTTTATAACTATCAAGGCATCTTCAATGGAAATGTTTGTAGAACCGATACCATCTAAGAAGTCTCGCTCATTCCTTTCGGTACGCACACGTATCTTATAGATATTACATTCATGCCCGCATTGACGAAATGCCCTGCATAAATGAGATGTGTATGCAGCAAAACCACCAAACTTCACTTTTGACATATAGAACAAACTCACTGTAGCCATATTTCCAAACTCCTATGCATATTTCATCAACCACAATAATTTCTTTGCTTGTACTGTATCTCTTTTGAACGTCTTCACATATTCAAATATCTCTTGCTGACGTCTTAGATAATCGCTTGATTGCGGATCAATGTTGGAAATCACGTCTAACAAATTAGTCTTACCATCCTTTATACTAAACTTGTAAACAATATCTTCAGCCGGACTGTCAAGATGAGGAGCAACCCAATTGTCTGTAATCAATGGAACAGCACCACGAACTGCTCCCTCCATAGATACACATTCCATCCCACCATCGCTACCATTTCCAAGATATGAAGCTGCATACGTCAAAGCTGCATCGTAATATACATCATAGTTTATATCGAGATTCTTATACCAAATAGTATTTTGTGCCATAATTTCTTCTATCTTTTTGGCATAGAAATAATAATATCTACCTGTATGCAATTCGGCACGCCAGTTTGGTAAAAAATGCATAGCATCAATTAGAAAATGCAATCGCTTCTCCGCATATAGCCTGTTTGTAGAAACAATAAGGTTATTTCTTTTTCCAAACCTTGAAAGATCTGTCTCATCAACACTGATAGGAACGTCTACGGTATAAACGTCAACATTCCCACGCATTTCATCGTATAAATTTGATAATCCTGTCTTTATTGAAATAAAATACTTACAAAACTCTTCAAATTTATCTATATATGGACACCATTTCGTCAATGTTCCTGTATCTAATAACAAGGCTGTTTGTGGAGCCGTGACTTTATATAAACCGTCATAGAACCATGGTAATGTTGTATTTCCATAAGTCTTGAAATGCCTATGATCGTCGAAACCTCCAGGCATCTCGTGCACAACCAAATCAAAACTATTCAGTATATTTACTATTTGTTCTGTATTCTTTGCTAGTATGTATTCGTGATTACCAAAACGTCTGTACGCATCTGCAATAGGTTTTCCAGTACCTCGCGTAATAAATACCAGTTTACCGTCATGTCCTATCTTCTTCAAGCCTGTCAGCAGTCTTCCAACATATGCTGTCACTCCCCCAATATCTCTACCTGTTGAAACAAACGCAACGTTCTTGACAATATCTTTCATATATACCTTATAGAAAGTGCCCTGCTGTGACACAGGGCACTATTTTCCAGCCGATGGTTATGAATTAGGAATGGCGCAACGCTGCCCGCTGGGCACGAGTGCGATACTCTGGCTTGTACTTCTCAATCCCGAGTTTCGCACGCACTGCCTGAGCGATATGCATGCCCTCGATACCTGGATCCTCGTGCGGCTCCCATTTCGCCTTGATCTTGATGGCTTCTTTCTTGCGCTCGTCGAAAGTCATCTGTGACCATTCTTCATTCCACTCACGGAATTCAGGCGAGATCACCTCTTTCCAATATTCGGCATTCGACATCTTCTGACCGCCGAATTTGACCGCATCACCGGAAACAACCTGATACTGATTGCTCTTGGTCTTGGTGATGATGATAGCCTTGCCTTCATCAAGAGCCTCGATCAGTTTCGTGAAGACGTTCTCCACCACAGTCGCCTCGACCATCTTGATCTCAGCTGCTTTCGGAGCGGCAACGGGTGCTGGCTTGGATTTCTTCACAACCACAGGCTGATCATCAGGATCTTCCTCGTCTGCCTCGACGGCAACGACTCTCTTCGCCTTGCGGACAGGAGCGGGAGCCTCTTCCTCGTCGTCCTCGTCATCGATTTCTTCGACAGCATCATCGTCGTCATATTCCTCATCATCAACGACGGTCTCGTCGACTTCCTCGAATTCGTCTTCTGGATCAGCTTTCTTCGAAACTTTCGGAGCAACTGCAGCTGGCTTTGCACCACCAGTGCGTACGATCTTTCGCCTCTTGACCATGTTTATTCTCCTTGTTTTTGTACTTCTTTCTTACAGAATGGCGCCTCGATACATTCTCTACATTCTGGCGCATTTTCATTGTAGGAAATTCCAAAACATTCTGGACGATTCGCAATCCTTGTGGTCTTACAACGATCATACAGTTTGCACTTACCACACGCAGGATCCCTACTGTCCGCATATCCAAAACACATCCAATCGGGAATTTCTTCTACTGTTTCCTCTTCTTCATCAACACTCTCCTCATCTTCGATAATATTTCCATCTTCATCAACAAATCCGCAAACATGCAGGAACTCTGCCAATGTGTCAGATATCCCCTCCATCTCAGGAACACCATCTTCTTCGATATTGGAAATAACCATTTGGGTTATCTGACGAGTCGACACTTCAGG